GCGCATCCGGTATGATCCTGCGGCAATGACGGGTGCGCATGCCCTGGTAGAGCTGCAGCATTTCGCCCGGCCGGGCGTGCCGCTTGCGGTTAGCCCGAACCGTCTGGCGCTTGATGCCGGATTCGATCTGCGGCGCGAAGAACGCCTTGAAGCCATAGGCAACCATTAGAATAGTCTCCGTTCGATCCATTTGGCGCAGTCGGGGCAGGTATGCGTCCACTTGTCCGCAACGCGCCTAGTGCGCCAGCCCTCGGCTGTGATGTCTTCGCGCATGATGCTGAAATCTTCCTGCGCATAGGTGCGGCGATAGGTGAGGGGGCAGCTATCACAAGTGATCTGCAGCTTGCCCTGGTGCTGGATAAGGGTCATGACATCATCTGCCTTGCCGCGACGAGCCTGGCGTTCAATACCTTCTCGATATTTGCGTGGATCTGCTCCCGGCTTATGTCGGCTTCTGCCGCCACGTCGACGATCGCGAAGGCAAGCGCTGCGAAGGCGAGGTCGCGATCCTCGGGAAGGATGTCGATGACGCGTTCCATGGCGGTCACCACGGCGCGGGTTTCCTCCTCATTGGTCATTGCGGATCTCCGGAAAAGCATCGTGGGCTACGCCGTCAAGCATGCGGCCGGTGAGCTTCTTGCCGATACGGTAGACGTCGGGCTCATCGTCCCAGCCATCTTCGGGGTCGCTCATATTGGTGCTGCCGATCAGCCATGAATCGGCCCGCCAATGCGCTGAGGGTCGGCGGCCCTTGACAGAGGCCGGTACGTTCTCGCCCGGCGTCCATTCGCCCCACTGCTTGAAGTGAAACGGAACGCCGGCGGCAGCCGCCTGGTCGCGCAAGCCGCGAAACCAGTCCGGGTGCGTCGGCCGCGCCTTGTGATCGCCCTGGTCTGTCTCGCCTCCGGTGATCACCCAGTCAGGCATGAAAGTGGGAGGGACGATGATATCGCTGATGAGGGGCTCGAAAGATCCGAATGTGAAGAGCGGCGACAGCTCGACCTTGGCAACCTGAAGCGCCGGCAAGTTCTTGTCAGCGCGCGGCTGATCCTCGCATGTCGCGCCGAGCGCGGCGTTGGCAGGGAGTCCGCCGGCCGCATCAGCCATCTTGACGATGTTCTGTGGGCGCTTGGTTAGCAGCAGATAGATCAGCCGCGGCGTCTTGCTCATCACCTCGAAGGCATCGGCCCGCCATTGTGGGTCAACCTGGTTGTCGAAGATGTCGGCAAGGCTGGCGCAGAATACGAACGGCCGGTCGCCGTCCTTCTCGGCCTGGCGCTGCCATCGGAAAGGATCATTCCAAGTATGGGCGCCGGTTCGGACGCGGGGCGCATTGCCCCACTGCACCTTGTTATACCGCTTGTCCATCAGGGCTTCTGCATAGCAGCCATCGCAGGCCGGGCTGAGCTTCGTGCAGCCCATCCACGGGTTCCATGTGTGACGGGTCCATGAGATCGCGGAATTTTCAGCCATTGGCCGATCCCTCCCTCGGATGTGGCGCCGGGTCTTCGGCATATTGCTCAAAGCCATCCGGGATACCGGACGTGTGACGCTTCACATTCGACAAGGGAGCGGGTGCGCGGCGGTTCCAGCTCTCCACCATGACCGCCATTCGTTCTTCGTCGGAAAGATCCGGATGATCAGCCCGGCACATAATCATGTCGGCGTTGCAGCTCGTGCAGTAGACCGCAGCGCCGTGATCAAGCCGGCCGCCGGACAGGTGGCGGAAAGAGCGTTGATAGTCCTGCTCGGCGTCTCCGCCGCAAAACGGGCATGGCAAAAGCTTATCGGTCACGCTGCATCTCCTTTTAGGTTGGAGAAAAGGGAGGATTGGTTGCGCTCGATGCGCGACCAGGCGAGCGGATTAATCCAAAGGACCTCTGTGCGCGCCTTCGCTCCATCGGTGTGAGCCTTAGTCTCCACGCGGTGCCACCCTTTCATCGCGCTGTCGTACAGTTCGGAAGGGTATCCGGAGATGATCACCATGGCGCGTGAAGCATCGATCGCAGCCAGAAGTGCGGAGTGGTCCGCATCCGTCATCTCGTGGGCGTAGTATTTGCCGCTGCGGGTCTCTGCCACGTAGGGCGGGTCCAGATAGATCAGCGCGTCGTCGCGGTCGTACCTCTTCACCAGCTTCTTTGCGTCGCAGTTCTCAATCAACACATGAAGGAAGCGGCCGGCAACCAAAGCGACCTGCTCTGGAAGATCCGCGAGCGAGCGCAGCCTTGACGTGAAGCCGTCCGGGTTCGTACGCGCATCGAAACCTGATTTGGACAGCGCGCCTTTAGAGTTCATGCCCATGAATGAGCGAATAATGAAGCGGCGCGTTGCCTCGAGGTCATCGTCTACCGGCTCATAAAGCTCCCGATACTCGTCGCGAGCGTAAGGCGATAGAGCGATTGCCCGCGCTAGTTCGTCGGGTTGGTCACGAATGACGCGAAACATCCTGACTAGATCTCTATCGAGGTCGTTGTAGATCTCTGAAAGGGTGCGAGGCTTCTGGAGAAGGACGGACGCTGCGCCGCCGAATGGCTCAACGTACACTTTATGAGGTGGGAAATGACTGATCACCCATGGGGCAATCCGCCACTTGCTGCCATGCCAGCGAAGGATTGAGCGCGTCGGCGTCATTCTGCCGAATCCTCCTTGAGAATCCGAGCGACGAAGCGGCCTATGTCCTCATAATCGGTACTATCCCAAACCGCGCCGATCCCGCCGCACTCAAAGCAGCCGCCGCCAAGGTGGCAGCGCATGACGCTGCTGTAAGGGCCGGTCGGATGGCCTTCGTTGCTCTCATGGCAGCCGGTGCAGGTGCGCCAGAAGCCCTTGCCGTATTCGAGGGCGTCGGAAACGCCATCGAGCTCGATCGGCAGTTCGTTGGTCCGCGTCGATGGGGTGTCGTCCCTTCTGCCCTGGGCATACTCCCCCAACTCATCGAGCGTCTTCGTCACGCCCGCCTTACGGCATAGCCAGAGGATGCGGCGGAGCGCATCAGGGGTCGGCGTATAGTTTGGCGCTCCGGCTGTAAGTGCGAGATACTTGATCTCTTCTAGAGCCACCATACTCGTCTGCGGTCGAGTCTCAACAGCGAACTCTCTGATGACCTTGGCGTAGTGAAGGCCGTCCTGGTTGCCTTCCTGTCGCGGAACGAGCTTCTTCCCTTCGCTCGTGTCCTGGATCACATTGGCTTCGATCATCATCGCGATGCTTTCAAGGGCGAGTTCGTACCCGTCATTGCGATCAATCGCAGTTCTGCGCGATTGCATCTTCGTCTGGGATGCGGGGTTATTCGTCTGCGGCGCTGCGGATGGAGCCGGTTCGCACGGCGCATGCTTGGCGCCGCCAAACACGTATTCTTTCCATGGGGTCCAGCACCATTTACCGTCACGGTTGCGGAGGAAGCCCCACTTGCGCCCCGCGCGTCCACGCCAGACAAGCGTGATGATCTTGCGATCGTCTGTCTGTGGTATCGGGGGATCGCCTCGCTGCCGGCCGACCCACTCCCATAGCTCATCGCCTGAATAGCGGCCAATAACGCGGTGGCAATGGGTGGCGGGTCGATAGGATAGACGGAAGGCGCGAACTACTTGACGGTGGAGCTTATACCGCGCCGGCCCGCAAAATAGCGCCTCCATGTAGGAGAGACCTTTAGTGTCAGGGGTTGCCACTTCCTCAACATAAGACGTCAGCGGGAACGTCCAGAAATCCCACGGATGATCGTGGCAATCCGGATCAGTATCGCCACGATAAAAAACGTGCAGGCGAAGCCGGCCGATCCAAATTCGGGTCATGTACGGGGTGCGGCTACTGCCGGCATCATCAAAGATCGTGTGTATTCCGAAGAAGTGGTTAGCCATTGTTCGAGCCCTCTGAGGTGGCGGGCGCATCGACCAAGCTGGCGATGGCGTCTATCTCATCAGCTGCGGCGCGGAGCCGTTTCGCTAGGTTGCCGTAGTTCCTAGATCCGCACTCGCTTAAAGCGCGCGCAGCTCGGCCAACGGCGGCATGATCCACTCCCCAGTTCGTGCTGAAGTCCTTGCCAAAGGCGGCCTCGAAAAGACCGATATTCTTCGATGCGTTTTCCAGATGCGCCGTTCGCCGCGCCGCTGCCTCGTCGATCTCCTTGCTGCGGGTCTCCCGAAACCTCTGCATTTCTTCCGCTTGTCGATCTCGGGCTTCTCGGGTGGCCTCGTCGATCATTAGGCGCATCGTCTCGTCAGCTCGCCTCAACAATGCTGCAAGAAATGACCGGGTTATGGGCTCGGGATTGTTTTTTTCCGCTTCCCGGATGGTTTTCCAAGCCCTTCCATCGAACTCACGGAGGCCCCACGCCGGCGGAACATCGGAGAGATCGTCGATGACACCGGGAGCGGTATGGATATACCAGCGGTCGCAGAAGCGGGCGATTGCCTCCGCCTTGCTTGGATCGGCTGCTTCGCGCCTCCAATCGGAGCGGCTGATCTTGATTTCGACGCCGTGCAACTCCAGCCCGCGAGAGGGCCAAAGCGACATGATGACCGCATCGGCATATCGCTTGGCCCCGCCGCCGGTCGCGTTGGATACTTCCCACATGATGGCGTATTCAGGCGCGGCCCAACGCTTGGACATGCCCGCCCTGATATCAGCTGAGGTAATCTTTGCGAGCTTCGGGGTGGGGGAGAGAAGGTCAGTCATGTCGCCTCTCCATCAGCCAATTCAGATCGCGATTCTTCCACCGCAGTAGCTCGATCTTGGCGTGGCCGGCGCAACCCTCGCGACGTTCTCCCGTGAATTCCTCGACGGCTGCGGCCGCCAGCAAAGCGACCTGATGCCGATGCTTGAGGACCTGCCGAACGAAGAGCGTGCCGTTGCGGATATCGTGCTTGAGCGACGGGCAATGCTCGACGCAGGTCCGCGCACAGTCCTTGTGAACCATCGGTTCGACCTGCATCACGGTCATGCCCGCGCCGCCGGAAACGACTTCGCGGGCATGCGAGAGCGAGACCTTCGTGCGAGCCTTGAGCGGTTTAGCGCAGAGGTCGCAGAGGTCATTCACGATAAGCTGTCGCTGGCGGCCCATGTGAGGCTTGCCGAAAATCGGCTTCCCTTCGCCGCGTCTGTCGACGTCACAGAGCGCCAGATGATCGATATGCGGGCAACGGGCGACGTGTATGCCTCCCTGTTCTGCCGACCAGAGGGCGGCGAACGGAACAGGCATTGTGCCGTAGTGGAGAAGATTGCCTGGGGTCATTCGGCCGAGGCCTCCGAGCCGGAGGGCTGGCGGATGGCCTTGAAGCCACCGCAGGTGTTGACCGCGACTTGGATCATGCCGACGATCCATGCGGCATCCTCGTCGGTGCGTTCTCGATCGACATCGACGACAAGGACGGGTTTGCCGTCCGCGTCTATAAGGGTGGCAAGATCCTCGTCGGCAATCTGCAGCGGCAGATTGACGCCGTGATCCGCTAGCGCCTGGCGAAACTGCGCTGTTATTCCGGGGCTGGTGACTAGTGTGGCGGTCGCCTCGGCGAGTTGGGTTATCGTTGGGTCGCCTGCGTTCGGCGCGACCGGCTCCCGATGATCGCCGAACATGTGATCGAAGATGCTGTCGTCTGCGCTCTTGGTGCGGCAGCTGGCCCCTGCCAGCCGAGCCGGCTGAGCATGGCGGCCGAGGACATCGCCAAGCGTGCCTGCATAGCCGACTGGTTCTTTGTTTTCCGCCGATGGCGAAATACTGGAAAGCGCCGCCTCGGCCACCTTTAGAGCCTGCCTGGTCGTCAGTGCCGGAATTTCGCCGCGTATATGCAAACCGAGGATCGCGGTTGCGGCGGCCTCAAGATGGTTTTCAGCCATTCGAAGCCTCCCGAATGATTTGCTTGCGGTGCGCCTCGGCGATGGCCGCAACGTGCATGGAAATGCGAGGCAGGCTCACGGCAACGTATGCTGTCCCGCCGGAGCCGGTTGCAGTCACCCTGCGGCGGGTCACAATGCGCCGCTCGTCCTCAATGGGCTCTCGCGTGAAATCCGCGGGCGGCGCGGTCTCCATCAAGCTGGCTTTCATCGGCCGCCCTCCGGAGTTTCGGAAGCAAGGAAGTGGGAGGGGATCGGCTCGGGGCCGTTCTCCTGTGCCTGCATGCCGGCCCACAGCCCAATGACGTCCGGGTGGCCGCTGAACCGCATGATGATGGCGGAAGCCTTCTCGCCGACAGTCATCGTGTGGGAGACGTGGGGGATAGGCGCATGGGCATTCTCCGCCCATAAGGATTCCAGAAGTTCGGAGAACAGCGCGGGCACGCGCGGATTGAAGTAAACCGTCGAGGCATCGGCCAACGGTGCCTGGTTCATGTTCTTCAACAACTGACGCCAGCGCACCTTGACGCCCTCGGTCATGCGATAGTCGAGACCCACCGTGTGATCGCGAACGCTGGCCGATCTGCTGAACAGGGTGGGGTGGAATTCGTCATCTTCCTCCGCCCAGATCGGGTTCCGCATCTTCGGCGAGATGTGCATGCCGGCGGAGTAGACATAAACCGTGCCCGGCTGAAGCCATTCCGGTGCCTCCGGTTGGTATCGTTCGCCGCAGTAGTCCATTGTCGGGATTTCGATGCCCTTCGCGGCGTAGAAAGCCTGGTCGGGAATATCCAGCGTCACCGGCGTATCGATCCGCGCCTCGGGGTCGCGGATGATAACGCTCGCGTGGCCTGTCACGGCGACGAGGTATGCGCCGCCTTCGGTGCAGGGCTCCAGCAGGATATTGCCATCCAGAAACCGCAGCTGGTCGATCTCTCGCGCATACTCGACGAACGGCAGGAGCGGCCAAAGATACTTCGCCTGGAACCAGCCGAAGTGGATTTTCCTGTCGGATGCGCGTGCGTCCGCATTCCGGTCTTGCCGACCGGTTTCCCTGTCTTGCGTCATGGGGGTTTGCCTTCTGCCCGTTTGGAAACTGCGCCGAACTTAGCGTTCGACTGAAATTCAGTCAACACGAAATTCAATTCGACTGAAGTCCAAAAAGCGGCCGTTTTCAATCTGAATGCGGAATCACCCCTGCCGTGAGTGAGGCTCGCTAACAGTCAAACGCAACTAGTGAGGTATGAAAACGGGCGTGCGTTTGCACGCTAACCCTGCCTTTTAGCGGCGGGGTTCCTCCTTGGCGAGGATCGTGGCAATCGTTGAGAGGGACTTGGAGACCACCGCGCGATCGACATCACTCAACGATAGAATATCGCCCATCAGGGCTTCAAGATTTTGCAGGGGATCGGGAGCGAAGGACTTTTCCAGTCGATCGACTATCTCTGCGTTAACGCTCCTGCCGTTGTCTGTAGCCGAGTGCTTAAGCCTCTTCTTCAATTCAGGCGGAAGGCGCAAATTGTGTCGATCGTCGCTGAACTGAGGCATTCTTGCCTTATGGCGGAATTCAGGCCGACTGAAAATGGTGCAAGTATGGTAGATATGTGCCACAGATGTGCCACTTTATTACTGGTCAAAGTTGTGGGTTGACGGCCGGTCGGAATATGTTCCTATAATGTTCCCTCGTCAGGGTAGAGGGTGCGCGCTCCCGCGTTTAAGGGATCGCATTAAGGGTTGAGATGACCGTAAACGTTTCGATCTATCAGATGATCGGGCGCATGAACGAGTGCGAACAGAAAGCTTACAAAATCGTACTGCAGTGCCTTGCGTGTGAAAAATTTAATGATTGTCAGTCCGGGAAAGTAGTCGTTGAGCAGCCTCGATCGCTTCTGGAACTCTTTCCGGATGAGATTTCTCCAGATCGCGTGCGAGTTGCATGAGTTTCAAGAACTCGTCCATTACGTCCTGGCGGTCAGTTCCTGCTTCGATCGCGAGCTGAACCGCCTCGCGAGCCTTTGCGCGCCAGTCGTTGTCATTCGCGGGCGGTCTGGAGATTAGATCGGCCGGCGTGCAGCCTAGCGCGGCTGCGATCGCCTCAAGCGTCTGCTGGCTGTAGCCGGACTTTCCGTTCTCCAGGATAGAGATGCCGGAAACGGCCATGCCCACGGCGTTCGCAAGCTCTTCTTGCGTCATCCGTCTTTTCTCTCGCCATTGCTTGATGAAATGGCGTGGCTGTCCGTCCATCGGGGGTTTCAATTTCTTACGCGTTCCCATGACGCTAATTCTCGCATGTCGTTGTTTTTCGCATCCATAGTGGCTGAATGAAATTTCTACTTGACTGAAATTTCTATTCGACTGAAATTGCCACGCATGGAAAAGCTCGTTGGATTCTTCAAAGCGAATAGGGGTGCGCAGAAGCGCTTGGCGGAAAGCCTCGGGCTTCGGCAGTCAACTGTTTCGCAGTGGAAAGCTGTTCCTGTGGAGCATCTTGCCGAAGTGTCTGAGTTCACCGGCATCCCCCGCGAGGATCTCCTTCCTGACGCATTCCGTCCAGCGCGGAGGGCTGACATATGATGTCGAGCAAAAGCACTTGCGTCGCAATCTGGCCAAAAGCGGTATTTCGTCTTGTTCTTCCGGAGGTCGTTGAGCGGACGGCTACCAGAAAGGTGGCCCGCGCATGATTCTCTCCCGATTTCCCATCCGGTTTGGCGCTTGCTCCTCCCAGCGACAGACCGTGCGCCGAGCCCGCCGCGCCCGCGTGTGTGGCAGTTGGCTGCGGCTCGGCGCTGCACTTTCCGAGCTTCGGCGTCCGTACCCGCATCTGCGGACGCCGGGGACATCCTGCCGGTCGGTCGCGAACCCCGCGCGCGTGCCGATCGGCAGGAATGGGTTTGTAGGGTTTGCATTCGGTTCTCCGTAATCCAGCGGACTCCGGATCATCATTAGCGTTTTCACCGCTCGTCGCTCGACTGGAATTTTTCGCAAAAATTCCGGTTGCGCTTTCGCTTTGCCCGGAGGTTGGCACCGTGAAGAAAGAAGACATCGTCAAGCAACCGTGGTTCCCGGCCATCAAGGGCAGTACCCGCGACCTCATCGCGGCCGCCGGCGGCATCGACCGCGTTTCCCTGTTCCTCGGCTGTGGCAAGACTGTGGTCGGCAATTGGAACAACTGGGAGATGGCCGACCTCATGCCGCACTGGGCGATGATCGCGCTCGAGGCGGATCTTGGCCGTCCAATCCTTTCCGCTGCCTACGCCAGATTGTCGGGCGCCACTGTAACCGATGGCAACGGGGCTCCTGCAGGACGCGCCCGCTCGCTCTCCATGGATACCGCCAACATCATGCATGAGGTTTCCGAGTATCTCGGCGCTCATTCCGAAGCATTAGCAGACGGCGAATATTCCCTCGCCGAGCTGCGGGAGCTGCGGGAAAAGATCAGCGATATTGCTTCCTCTCTTGCGGCAGCTGTCAGCACGATCGACCGCAAGATCGCGGCGAGGGCTGCCTGATGCGGGGGGCGGCGCAACGGGCGGCGCGGCCGCAAGACGAACTGACTGCGGATGACCTGGTGCGCCAGTCGAAGGCCGCCCGCGTTCGCCAGCTGATGGGTGAGGGCCTGTCGCTTTCCGAAATCGCACGCGAGGCCGGGCTTTCCGAGGCGGAAGCGCGCGAGCTGATGGATCGGGCGAGGGCGGTTTGATGATGGCGGCCCTTGCTCTTCCCGATCCGCAACCGATACCGGCCCCCCTCGATCGCTTTGACGCGATCGCTCTCGCCGAGCGGATTAATCATGCCCGGCAGTTGCTGGACGCTGGCGACATTATGGCGTCTCTCACCTATTCAGAAGGAGCTTATGACGAGGCGAAGGCGGCCCATGGCTTTGCCGCCAAGGTCAAGGCAAGCGAAGGTGTGATCGCCCGCGCACATGCTCTTGTCGCTGAGGCGCTTGAAATCCGCAGCCTCGCCAAGATCGCACTTGCCAATGAATATGAGCGTGCCCAGGCGGCAGGGGTAGTGGCTTCCCGAGGTCGCCCGAAAAAGGTCTCAGGCGAGGACCTTTTAAAGCTTGCTGATTTTCGTGTCGACAAACGGTTGCTTTCGGAGGCCCGCAAGCTCCGCGACCAAGAGGTAGCTAACCCCGGCATCATCGGTCGCACGATCGCGGCCTTGTCGGCGGACGGCATCTTGCCGACGAAGGCAAGTCTACGTGCCGCCATCGGCACGGCCTCGGCCTCGAAGGAAGAGCGCGGCGACAATTTCTATCAGACGCCAGCCGTCGCGACGATATCGCTGCTGGCCTTCGAAAGTTTCTCCTCGACGATCTGGGAGCCGGCCTGCGGCGCGGGCGCTATCTCGCGGGTGCTGGAAGCTCAAGGCTATGATGTCATCCTCTCCGATCTCGTCGATCGCGGCACGATCTCGGAGGCCGGTGACGTCCAGTCGGTCGGCGACTTCCTCCTGAGCAAGCCGGAAGGCGAGGGGGAGGGGCCAGACATCGTCACCAACCCGCCCTATGGCGAAGTTTTGAACGCCTTCGTGGCGCATGCGCTGCGCGTCCACAAGCCGCGCAAGCTGGCGTTGCTGCTCAACCTCAATTTCAAATGCGGCTTTGCCGACGACGACCGCAACTTCGTCATGGATGAGTGCCCGCCGTCGCGCGTCTACGTCTTCAAGCGCCGGCTGCCGATGATGCACCGCGAAGGCTATGACGGACCGAAGGCGTCGAGCCGTATGAATACCGCCTGGTTCGTCTGGGAGCGGAACGAGGATGGCACTTATGGCGACCCGGACGGCTGGACGAAAGAACGGCGAATCGACTGGAGGGATTTCGCCGATACCGACACGCTGGAACCGGGCGAGGGCGGTCATTCCCTCGGCATCCACTTCGACGATGCGCCGCGCACGACGCCGAAGCTGGAGCTTCACGAGCGCGTCGATCGAGACCGTGAGGATGCACGGGCATGGGTTCTGCAGCGCGACGAATTCGATCGGGCGGAGCTTTGCCGGGGTATCGGCCGGCGCGACAGCACTGTCGAAGCGATCATCGCCGAGTTCGTTGCCGGCGGGCTGATCTCGCCCGCGAGCGAACCAGGCCGGCTTGGTCGGCACAAGGTGCTGCGGTCGACAGGAGGGGCTGCGGCATGACTTTGGCCCATATAGTTTCCGTTTCGGGAGGGAAGGATTCAACGGCGACATATTGCCGAGCGATCGAGCGCGGTTTGCCGTTTCGAGCTGTTGCGGCCGATACTGGCAATGAACATCCCGCGACATATGAGGCGGTCAACACCCTTCACCTCAAGACTGGCGGCCCTAAGGTCGAGTGGGTGAAAGCTGATTTCTCGCGCCAGATCGCAGGGAAGCGCACATTCATCGAGAGGAAATGGGAAGAGCACGGCGTTCCTGCCGATCTCGTTTCCCGCGCGCTGGCGGTGCTTCACCCGACTGGAAATCCCTTCCTTGACCTATGCCTCTGGAAAGGGCGATTCCCAAGCAGGAAGGCCCAGTTCTGCACCGAGGAACTGAAAATCAATCCGATTGATCAGAACGTGACGCGTCCGCTGCTTGCAACAGGCGCAACGGTGATTTCCTGGCAGGGGGTGAGAGCTGCTGAAAGTGAAGCGCGCAAGCACCTTCCGCCTTTCCAGCGTATTGGCGGGCAGCACGCCGACCTGCCGGGCCGGCTCTACGTTTACCGCCCACTATTGCGCGTCGAAAGCGTGGATGAGGTTTTCGCAATATCACGCCGACACGGCGTCGATCCTAATCCGCTCTATGGCTGGGGCTTGAAGCGCGTCGGCTGCTTCCCTTGCATCAACTGCGCAAAGGCAGAGCTGGCGCTAGTCGATCAGCATTTCCCCGAGCAGATCGAACGCTTGGAAGAATGGGGGGCTATCGTCAGCGAGGCATGCAAGCGCGGCCATGCGACATTTTTCAATCTCGTCAACGATCCGGTTATGCAAGCCGAGTGGCTGGAGCTTGAGCGCATCGGCAAGGCGCTCGAACGATTTTCTCTCGAACAGTTTGGCATTCGCCGCATGGTCGAGTGGGCTAAGACCGATCGCGGGGGGCGGCAATATTCGCTGCTCGCTCGCGACTTCTCTACCGTTTGTAATCAGTGGGGTGCCTGCGAATGAACATGCACCAGGCTTCCCTTCTGACTGCTCTTTCGGCCTCGACGCTGCTGTCGCCCGAACCCGGCCGCCCGATCATTATCGACAGTTTCGCCGGGGGCGGGGGCGCCTCAACAGGTATCGAGCAAGCGCTTGGCCGCTCGCCCGACTATGCGATCAACCACAATGCCGACGCCCTGGCGCTGCACGCGGTCAATCATCCGGAGACGATCCACCTTTCGGAAAACGTCTACAAGATCGACCCGCTCGACCATCTGCGCGGAAAGCATATCGGCCTCGCCTGGTTCTCGCCGGACTGCAAGCACTTCTCGAAGGCGAAGGGCGGCAAGCCGGTGGCGCGCAACATTCGCGATCTCTGCTGGATCATTCCCGGCTGGATCGAGCGAATCCAGAAGAGCGGCGGCAAGGTTGATGTCGTAATCATGGAGAACGTCGAAGAGTTCAAGGATTACGGGCCGCTGATGCAGACGGCCAAGGGCGAGATGCCCGATCCGGAGCGCAAGGGCGAGACGTTCCAGAAGTGGTGCCGCAAGCTGCGAGGCCTCGGGGCCAAGATCGAGATGCGCCAGCTGCGCGGCCGCGACTATGGCGCGCCGACGATCCGCCGGCGGCTGTTCATCATCATGCGATTCGACGGCCAACCGATCGTCTGGCCGGAGCCGACGCACGGCAGCCCTGATGATGCCGACGTGATCGCCGGGCGGAAACTGCCCTGGCCGATCGTCGCCGACTGCATAGACTGGAACCTGCCGTGCCCGTCGATCTTCGACACCTCGGAGGAGATATGGGCAAAGCACGGGTTGCGTGCCGTTCGTCCTCTCGCCGGCGCTTCGCAGGCGCGGATCGCCCGCGGTTTCGACCGCTTTGTTTTGCAGGCCAAGCGGCCTTTCTTGGTCAATCTCACTCATGGCGGCCGCGTCGAGGATATCGCCAAACCGATCATGACGATCACTGGCGCGCATCGTGGGGAGAAAGCGCTTCTTTCGCCGTCAATCCAACGTTTCAATACGGGCGCGACCGGCGTAGCAATGGACGGGCAGCTGCCGACCATAACGGCGAACAGTTATATCAAGCGGCCCGGCGGGGCTGCGCCTTTGGGAATGATGTGCGCCTACATGGCGCAGGCGAACAATGACAGCCGGCGCATCGGCGGGGTCAATCCCGGCCGGCCGATGACGGAGGCGGCCTCGACGATCACGCAAACCGGCAGCCATCAGCAGCTCGTGTCTGCCTACATCGCCCGCGACTTCGGAACCTCGACCGGACACGCTGTCAATGTGCCGGCTGCGACGATCATGCCGGAAGGGCAGGGCAAGAGCCGCCTGATCATGCCTTACCTGCAGTCCTACTACGCGACGGGTGAGGGGTCGCGCGCGGATGAGGCAATGCGCACGGCTACCGTCAAGCCCCGCCATGCGCATGTCGAGGCCATCGTTGACGTGCCGCCCTTCACCGAAGAGCAAGCGAGCCGGGCCCGTCAGGTGGCGGATTTCCTGCGGGCGCATGGCGTTTGGGATGAACGGGAATTCGTGACGATCGCGGTAGACGGCGTCACCTTCGTTGTCGTCGATATCGGCATGCGCATGTTGACGCCGCGCGAGCTTTACAACGCGCAGGGCTTCCCGCCCGGCTACAAGATCGACGGCTATTTCGATCATGCGAGAATCGGCCATAATGGCGGACCGGTCTGGGTGCCGTTCTCCAAGGAAGTTCAGGTTTCTTGCGTCGGCAACAGTGTATGCCCGCCGGTCGCCAAGGCGCTGGTTGCCGCCAACTGCAATCATCTGGCCGTGCAGACTGAGCAGGTGGCGGCATGACGGCGTTCATTTCATTCAGCTGCTTCCAGTCCGATCACCAGGCGCTGTCCCATGGCGGCAAGCGCGCTGTTCATCAGGGGCAGTTTCGTCGCGGTGTCCGGGTCGAGAAGGCGGCGGGCTTCCTTCTCGTCCTTGCCGATGCGCCGCGCCAGTTCGGTGCGCGACAGGCCGGATGCGCGGAAGGTCTCGATGACCGCGATCTTCATGGCGATCTCGGGCGCCGGCGCGATCATGTATCCTTCGGCGATCGGCTCGGGCAGGGCGCGGCCCATCTCCAGATAGGTCAGCAGGGCGACGCCAAGGGCGTCCTCGGCCATTGCGCGCGCGTCCGCCATGCCCTCGCCTTCGGTGATGGCTTCCGGCACGTCCGGAAAGGTGACGGTAAAGCCGCCTTCGCGTTCGGTCGGCTCGAAAACAGCGGCGTAGCTGTAAGTTTTCATGGCGTTCAATCCTTCAATCAATCCAGCGTTCATTCTTTCGGAAACGGTAGTGCCGGGGCTCATTTGAGCCCCAGCGTCTTGCGTATCTTCCCGGCCGTCTTCGGATCGATTTCCCGGCTGGGGAGGGTTGTGAAGCGGTCTCCGACCCAGATTGTGGCGTGGCCGCCCTTTCCTTTCGACTTGCTAAGCCGGAAGGAAAGACCGGCTGCTTTTGCTTCCTCCCTGATTTCGGCGATGAAGCGATCTCTCTTGTCCATTCCCGTCTCCGTTTCGATGCCCATACATTCGGATATTTTTGTCCGAATGTCAAGCGGCTTCGGATATTTTTGTCCGGATACTTGAGCAATGACGACGAATAATCGCGAAGCGGAATTGAGGCAGCTAACCCGCCTGAAAAGGGTTCGCGACGGGATCGAAGGCTATGCCTGGGAAATAGAAGTTGATCGCAACTCTACCCATCTCGTTGCTGTGCGTCGGGGTAGGGAAGCGGAACGGATCATTACGATCCACCCGGCCGCCTCGCCCGACGAAATCGACCTCTTTTGCAGCGCGGCTGACTCCTTGCGTTTTCTCCTGACGCTGATCGAGCGCGCGACTGCGCGGATCATCGCAATGCAGGGCTCGTCCGCGCCGCGCGAGCAGAAACCGAACGGTGCGCCGCCGCCCGCTCGGAAGGGGAAAAACAGCGCGGCGCTCTCGGCGAAATCGCTCTGTGAGCAGGTGATGTTTCGGCGCTTCCTGGAAACCAAGGGACCGGGCGGAATGCTGGGCGACGAGCGCGCCGCCGATACGCGTTTGAAGTTCCTCCTCAACATCCAATCGAAACGCCAGCTTAACGAGCCCGGCCCGGCACGCGAGGCCTTCTATGCAATGCGCGCCGAATACTACCTCTGGAAGAAAGGTGACCTGTGACCGTCTATGTCGACGACATGAAAGCTCGGTTCGGCAGCATGATCATGTGCCACATGTGGGCGGATTCCGACGAGGAACTGCTTGCCATGGCCGACCGGATCGGCGTGCAACGCAAATGGATTCAGGGGCACCCTGAATTGAGCTTTGGAAAGCATCGGAACGCATCGTGGGTGCATTTCGATATCGCCATGAGCAAGCGGGCGCTCGCGATCCGTTTCGGCGCGGTGGAAACCGACCGTTACGGCCCGGTCCTGCATACGACGCGACTTGCTTATGACCTGGCGCTCTCGCTCGGCGATGACGATCTCGCCGGGAGAATGGCGGCGAAGCTTTCGCGGATCGAGGCGCTGCAAAAGGGGCGTGCCCAGTGATGCAGATGCTTCCCCTACTTGAAATCCTCGACGACTGCACGAAGGACGCCGAGCGGGCCGATTGGCTCCTGCGGGTTCCGGACGGCATTGTCCTGCGCGATTACGATCCAATCCGAAATATCCTCCTGACGGCGGGTTTCCGCCATGGCGCGGACTTCCTTGGCATACGTCTGTCCGCCGTGCATGCGACGCGCGGCGATGACGGTGAACTGCCTGAGACCATTCGCAGTGCGCTCGAAATGGCCCGCTCCGCCATGCGCGCGATTGCGTTTGGTGCTCCTCCGAAAGGGGGTGTTCAATGAGTCATCATGCTACGAATTGGGCGATCCAGCAGCGCGGCATCAAGCCCGCGTTGAAGGTGGTCTTATGGCATCTCGCCGACTGCCATAACCCGGCCTATGGCGGCACTTTCCCCAGTCAGGAGTATCTAGCGGAGCGGTGCGAAATCCCGCGTTCAACGCTTAATGGCTATCTTGACCAGCTCGAAGAGGCGGGCCTGATCGCGCGCGAAAGGCGGCGCAAGCCGGGCTCTCGCCGGCAAGACCGCACGCGGTATTATTTTCCCTTCGAACCTCAATTCTCGCAATTTTCTCCTACGGCTCCGAGTCCAGAAACTGGACACGGGTCGCCGGAGGCCGAGTCCGAAACCGGGCAAAAGCCGAGTCCAGAAATCGGCGAAAGCCGAGTCCAGAATCTGGACAGTAACCCTGTAAGGGAAACTGTAAGAGAATCCGTAAGGGAGAAAGACGCGCGAGAGACCCGATGGGAGGAACCCGACGAGGAGGATGATGCGGAAGAAAATTCCAAATCGCTCGAACGGCGGGTGAAGGCTCTCGAAATCGGTCGGCATAACAACCCGTGGCCGGGCTCGCTCGGGAAGGAAACCCGATGGGCAGTGATGCAGTTTGCCAAGCTAACGCCCGGTGAGCGGATGCAGGCTGAAGAGCGCCGGGATGATTATCTGGCGGCCTGCGGCGGCAAGCCGGTCTCGCTTGGCGTCTATCTGCGAGACAAGAAATTCCTCGACGTCGCCGCGATGAAAGCAGCGGTCGCGGCTCCGGCTCTCAGCAGCAGCATTGCCGCACCGATCTTCGGGCCCGCCTGGTGTTCGGCTCGAACCGTGGCGCTGCTTGCTGGCCCGGTTCGCGTCGAGCTTCCCGGCGATGTCCGCGCCGTGGTGATGAAGAGCTTCGAAGTGCTGGCGAAATCCAGCTCGGCCGGAGCGAGGCGCTACGCAGCCAGCAAAGGGCTCTCGATCGACGCAGACGGCTGCCTCATCTTCCCAGATGATTTCGAAGAGCAGGAGCTGCGCCGGCGTCGGATCTCGGAAGGCTTTCCAGAGGTCAATCGCCTGCAGGACGCGACAAAGGGTCCAGCGTTGATCGACGCTCGCCATGCGTCGATCAAACCTTTCTGCGAGCCTGTCCCGATCGGTTCCGAGGTCTGGGAGGATTGGCGTCAGTGGCATGGGCAGCTGCTCTATCCGTGGCTTCCCGATACCGGCGCAATGCGCGTCGTTTGGTTTCCGGCCGGGGGGCCGGGAGAAATTTCAGCATTTGAACAGCATGTGAAAGAGGTTTTCCATGACCGGGGATAAGCGGGCTGCTGCTCGTATCATTACCGATGAAGCTGCGCGCGCTGCGATCGAGCAGCGGCGGCAAAAACGCGAGGGTCGCGTGCTGAAACTCGCCCGCGCTCAACTTCGGCCAGCTTCAAGCGAAATAGTCGAATCACGGGCGAATGACGCCCGATGGTTCTGCTTGCAGGTGAAGAACGGGCACGACTTCACTGTGGAAAAGCTCTTCACCGACTGCGGTGTTCAGGTTTTGGCGCCGCGCGAAACAATCGTGAAGGTGAAGCGGGGGAAAAAAATCGAAGGCGAGCGGGCATTCTTTCCCGGTTATTTGCTTGTTCGTCTCGTGCCCTCGGCTGAAGCGTTTGCAGCGGTGCGAAAGCAGGATCACATCGTGGGTTTCGTTGGCGGCGAGAGTGGCTATCACGTGGTTCGCGACGCCGATGTCGTTGTTTTTCAGCCTATTTCTACGCCAGACATCGCGGAACTGCCTGTTGACAAGACCATCGGCCAGTCGTCTCGCTGCCGCATCAGCGCAGGGCCCTTGGCCGGATTGGAGTGCGTCGTTCTCGACGTGAAATGGAAGCGGGAGCCGCGTGGCAGGGTGCGTGTCGAGGTCGGTGACAAATTCGTCGTTGTCGATCGACTGCCTATTGCGTTTCTCGAAAAGCTGTGAGAGTCATTCGGTCAACGGCCACTGTGGATGCGCCACCCTCCGATGTCAGTGCTGGACGCTGGCAGAACCGACCTCCATCAAGGTCAAGGGAACAGGCCTCCGCAACCCAGCCTTGACGGTCTCGCCAGAGACTTCGATTCAAGGTCAGAGCGTGAGCCATGTCCGCACAAATCGCAGGCGACCTTCGGGTCGCCTTTCTCGTTTCTGTCACAGAGGCTTTTGGTGATGGCGCGGATCGTTCACGTCGCATGGGCCGACAAGGTTCTCCAGCAGTACGGGCGGCGGGTTCTCGATCTCAATCAGCGCTTTCCAAACGTTCTGCCGCGTATCGTCAACCAGGTCGGCAACCGCGCAAAGACACAGGTCGTTCGCAACCTCACCAAACAAACCGGCTTGCCACGAAAAACGATCGTGAAAGCGGTTGGTGATCCGACAAGGGCGCGACCGGGGCGTTTGTCTTACGAGATGGTAACGCGGGGCGGGAATATCCGCCTGAAATACCTGAACGCGAAAGAGACCGAAGCCGGTGTCGTTGCTCGGCCCTTCGGCAAGACGACGCTCTACCCCGGTGCCTTCATGCGCGGCGGTCGCTTCCCTGATCGCAAAGACGTCGCGAAGTTCGACGGCCACGCGTTTTATCGTGTGAACCGGTCGGGTACGAAGATCACCTTTGCCAGATCCGGCGTGATCATTCCGGTTGAGATGACAAGCGGCGCCACGAGGGCGGCTTTCGACCGGATCGCCGGACCGCTCCTGCAGGAGAGGGTCGACAAGGCCCTTGGCGACTTGCTCCCCTGACCCTCCCCGGTGGGCGGCCTGTCGTGGGGCAGTCCCCTGACGCCCACCCCCCCCCCATTCAGGGACCGTTTCGGGGAAAAACCAGCATACGGAAGCGCGCGACTGCGGGATTTTGCCAGTGCGATACTTCGCAAGCGGTACACGAATACACGTGCAAATGCACGTGTTGCACGGGACGGCGCACGATGGATGAGCAATGGATCTCGATAACGGATGCGGCGGCGCGGTTGACCGAGGCGGGAGACCGCATCGACCGTTCCTCGCTATCCCGCTACCTGAAACAGCACTCTGAGGCGCTGCCTCTCAAGCCGGACGGTCGATCGAGCCTTGTCGAGTTTGGCGCGTTGGTTGCTCACCGATCGGAGAACGTTCGAGTTCGTCCGCTGCCTATCCCAGCTGTTGCCATTTCCGTCCCTCACCTCGGTGCTACGCATGGCGTGCTGCCGACGCGCACTCAATCTGACGGCGCGGCGCGTAAGGCCCAGGCTGACGCAGAACTACGCGAGATGGATCTCGCGGAACGCCGTAAGGAGCTGACGCCTTACGCCGAGGTAGATCAGGCCGGCCGCGACGCTGTTGCCATGATGCAAAGCGCCTTCGAACGTGCCATCGACACCGAGGCAAGCACGCTGTCGCTCAAGTACGGCTGGGAGGAGCGGGTAGTTCGCCTGGCCCTCAAGAATTTCGCAAAGACCGGCCTCGCAGTCTTCAACCGTCAAGTCCTCGAAAAGCTGGACGCCATGCGGCGCCGCGATGATGCCGGTGACGACGACATGGCTTTCTCGGAACAGACGCAGTCACTGCAATGACGATCCATGATATCAGGACTCGCTTTCCGCACCTGCCAAACGGTGCCGTCGCGATCTATCGAGGTATGGAGGCCGCCAGCCGGCCGACAGAAGACCTGACGATCAGTGAGCACGCCGATCGGTATCGCAAGGTTTCGCCGGAGTCGGGCTCGCCTTGGCCCGGTGACTTCCGTACAGACCGAGTGCCGTACCTGCGCGAGCCGCAGGATTGTCTGCACCCTGACCACCCGGCGCGGCGGGTGACAGCGCGATGGGCAGCTCAGCTTGGTAAGTCAACCGCGATCGAGAACTGGTTTTGTTTCATCGTTGACCAGGCGCCGGGCTCGATGATGATTGTTTTGCCCTCGATCGAGGAGGCCACGAAGTTCAACCGCGTGAAGCTTCAGCCGACGATCGAGGCTTCGAAGCGGATCGCTCACAAGGTAATGCCAGTCAGCAGCCGCGACGAACAAGGTAGCACCACTTCATTCAAGCGATACGCCGGCGGCTTCTGCCAGATCGTCAATGCAGGCTCTTCCAAGGGTTTGCAGATGGTGTCGATCAAGTATCTCGCCATGGACGAGACGACCGGCTACCCGAAGGATGTCGACGGTCGCGGCAGTCCGCGCGACCAGGCACGTGCCCGACAGAAGATGTACGGCGATCTCGCCAAGGAATGGCAGGGCTCCACACCTGGCGTTGCCGGCGAGTGCACCATCAGCGAAGATTTCGAAGCTGGAGACCAGCGATTTTTTTACCTGCCTTGTCCGCACTGCGACACTTATCAGGCACTTAGTTTCGACATGATGCGCGGCCCAGATCCTGAACTGGATCTGCCGGTGCACATGCGCTGCCTGAAATGCGACGAGGTAATCCTCGACGGTCACAAGCGCGAAATGATGGAACGTGGGCACTGGATTGCCCGACGCGTTCCGGAGCACGGTGATCCGGTTCCGATGGCAATTCCATCAGCCGAGATTGAGGCGTGGGCATGCCCGCCATGTGAAGGCAGGTGCAGGGATTGGCAGCCGAGCTATCATTTGTGGGCCGCCTATGCGCCTCGTGAGAAGTGGTCGGAAATCTGGAAGCGATGGCTGGACGCCGAGGGCGACACGACGAAAATGCGGACCTTCTGCCAGCAGGATCTGGCGGAGCCTTACGATCCGGGTGGCGTCACCGTCGAATGGGAAAAGATCGTCGAGGCCGCAAAGGCCGAACTTCAGCCGTCGCGCGTCATACCGTCCTGGGCGGCGCTTGTCGTTTCGGCCGCAGACGTTCAGGGCTACGGGATCAAATGGGTTGCTTATGCCATCGGCGCGCGCGAGCAGTTCCAGCTGATCGACCGCGAGATCTTCGAAGGGGCCCCGGACCAATCCGACGAACCTTGGATCAAGTTATCAGACGCTCAGGCGCGGACATACCCGATCGAGAACGGAACACGCGAAAAAGGCATCGATCTCAACGGTGTCGACTCCGGCTGGGCTACTGACCGTGTCTATCGCTTCTGCGCCGGCCGCCCGAACGTTTATGCGCTCGACGGCCGCGAGCCGATCGGACTTCCTTGGCTGGGAACGCCGGTCAAGAAGGACATCAAAGATCAGCGTAAGCGCGTCGTGGCGAAAGTGCTGCTTTATCCAGTCGGCCTCTTCGATGTGAAAACAGCGGTGACGGCCGCTCTTGCAAACCTGGTGCAGGGCCGCTCCGAAAACGGGCATTGGCCTCGTAACACGATCCACTTCGGGTCGGATCTCTGCGACGCAGACTTCGCAAAGGAGCTTACGGCAGAGCGTCTCGTCGATGCCGAGGAAGAAGCCCGTTCCAGTGTCAGCCGACGAGCCCGCCGGCTGATCAAGCCGAAAGCCGGCCGCCAGTGGAAGAAGATAGTCGGCCGGATGAACGACTGGTTCGATGCCACCGTCTACGCCTTCGCCCTCGGGTGGCACCTGCAGAACAAGCGACGCCTAACGCTCGATCGCTGGGCGGATCTAGTTCGCGAGCTGCACGGTGAGCACGAGGAGCCGCAGGATCTGTTCGAGGCGGCCGAGCAGAACCCGTTTGTCAAACAGAAGCCCGAACCCACGCCAACCTCGACGGCGCATGCCAGACCTCGGCCGCCGCGCAGACAGTGGAAGTCATACTCGTGATCCAAGAAAAGCCGCGCATCCGCGTAAAAGCGAAATCGGAAAAGGTGTCGCCTGGGTCAGCCCAGGCGGCGCCATCTCGCCGCCACGTGGCGCGTTATCTGCGGGGTGATCGGTCTGGCGTTCTCAGTATGCGCAAGGCAATCCCCCGCGATGCCCGCCACGACGTTCGCGAAGCTGCGGAGCGCGCGGCCGCTCTGGCAGTGGATTTCATGCACAACAGTGGCTGGATCGCCGGCGCTGTTACCCAGATCCTATGCGACACGATCGGCGAGGAGCTGAAGCTGAATTGCCGCGCCAAGCTGAAAAGGCTTGGCTATACCGAGGAAGAAACCGCCGATTGGTGCCGCCAGGTCGAGGAAGAATGGCGACGCTATGCATGGAACCCGAAGGAATGCGACCTCGCTGGTAAGTCGACCATCGCCGAGATGGCTGATGCGGCTCTGCGCAGTTACTTGGCGTCTGGCGAGGCCTTCGGCATTCTGGACTACATGGAGCCTGCAGAGCGCCGACGCTATGGCGTCGAGACCGGCACCAAGGTTTCCCTGATCGCGTCCCATCGGTGCCCGAGGGTGACCCGTGAGACTGAGGGGCTTGAGCAAGGCATATACCACGACGCCAACAACCGGCCGGTGGCATACAAGTTTCGTGTCCGCGAGAGTGGCGTAGAGCGTGATCGTGACATCGACGCGGCAGACGTCATCCACGTCATGGATCGTGGCGCAAACCTGAATAGCCCGCGTGGCATCTCGGAAGTAGCGCCCGCTCTAAAGGTCCTCGCACAATCCGACCAGCTGGCGGACGCGACGCTCGCAAAGACATTGCTGCAGACGGTTTTCGCGGCGACGATCAAAAGTCCGGAGCAAAGCGACCAGGCCTTCCAGGCTCTGCAGACGTTGAACGATATCGAGCGGCCCGATGGCTTCGACGAAAGCAACGGGACTTGGGACGAGTTCATTGGGGGGCTTCAGCAGGACCTTCTGGAAGTATGGGACATGCGTCTCGGTGCGTTGAAGGAAAAGGGCATTTCCATGTCTGACCCGGCTCGCATCAACCACTTGGGGCCGGGCGAAGAGTTCCAGCTCCATACGACGTCGACGCCGAGCAGCGACTATGTGGCCTTCTTCCAGAACCTATTGCGCGAGATCGCCCGATGCCTCGGCATCACCTTTGAATCGCTCTCCATGGATCATTCCAACGCCACCTATTCGTCGGTGTTGATGTCGGTTGCAACGATCTGGCCGATCGTCATGCGCCGCCGAACCCGGATCGTCATTCCTTTCCTGCAGGCGATCTATGAACGCTGGCTCGAGGAAATGATCGAGACTGGCAAAATCCACCTCAAGGGAGGTGCAGTCGCGTTCCGCCGACATCGGGAAAGCGTGTTCCAAGCGGAGTGGCATGGCCCCGGCGCGCCATCAGCCGACAACTATAAGGCGGTCATGGCTGACAAGATCGAGATGGAGATTGGCGTTTCATCCTTCTCCGACATCTGCGCCAAGCGCGGCAAGAACGGGCAAGAGCAAATCGTGCAGCTCGGGCGAGAGAAAAAGCAGTTCGAGGCTGCCGGCGTGCCTCATCCGTTCGGCCGCTCGCAAGGCGGAGCCGGGCCCCAAGGTGCTGCCATGGAAGGCAACAGACAACCTGCAAAGGAGGCCGGATCATAATGCCTGACGAGATCGACCCCATCGCCATCGACTGGTGCGCGCGTGCCGCGAAGCTCCGTCGCGTCGAGGAAGCCCTGCTTATGGGCGAGATGGTCACCGAAGCAAGGTTCGGCGAGGACATGGCGCGGTACGCGAACGCCAGCCTGGCCGATGTCACTAAGGCGCTCAACGAAGCTATTCGCGAGTGCCAGATCTCCCGCGGCGAAACGCCGAAGCGGACACGCTACGCAATGAGCGGGCGTATGCGCCCCTACTGAGGATCCAAGAACATGGCTGCAATTATTGAAGACGGGAAGCTCCGGCTGACCGGCTATGTCGGCGACTATTATTTTGAAGATGGCTTCACGTCGCAGGACGTGGTGCTTGCCCTGGCTGGGATCGACGATGATTCCACTCTCGATGTGCACATCAATTCCGGGGGTGGCGTAGCCTCAGAGGGTGCGGCCATCCACGCTCTGTTGACCGCTCGCGGCGGCGAGACGAACGTCGTGGTCGAGGGGATCGCCGCTTCTGCCGCATCCTTGATCGCTATGGCGGGGGCGACCGTCACCATGTCGGCGGGTGCGGTGATGATGATCCACGACCCTGCCGGCTACACGTTCGGCAACTCTGCGGCTCACGGCAAGACTGTCGAGGCGCTTGAAGCACTGGCGACGGCCTATTCTCGCGTCTACGCGGCCAAGTCCGGAAAATCTCCGGAAGAGTGCCGTGAGATCATGAAGGCCGAGCGCTGGCTCACTCCTGAAGAGGCGGTGAATGAGGGCTTCGCTGACGAGACTACCGAACAGAAAGCAAAGCCGGTCGCCGCATTTGACTACCGGCTTTTCGCTCACGCGCCAAAGCACCTGACGGCCATGGCGAAGAAGAAGAATTGGTCGCTCCCGGCGACCATGGCGGCATCTGCCGCGCAACCCCGTCCAACTGAGGAGACCTCCATGACGGATAAGGAACGTGCGGAGCAGCTTGCCGCCGAAAATGCCAAGCTGAAGGCAGATCTCGAAAAGGCAGGCGGCGGGATCGAGGCGGCTTTGAAAGCCGATCGGGAGCGCCGTGAGGCCATCATGGGCCTTGAAGAATCGAAGGGACGCGAGGCGCTGGCGGAGCATCTCTTCACTCTTGGCAACACTGTCGAGCAGGCGAAGGCAACGCTTTCCGTTTCGCCGAAAGCTGCCGTCGAAGAAGACAACCCCGGAGACTACCGTCCTCGCAGAATGAATGCGCAGGGCCTCAACAAGCCGGACCTCGCAAGCTCCACAAGGGGTGATCGCGCGGTCCTGTCTGCTTCCGTCGAACGCGCGAACAAGCGCCGCTAACAGGAGACCATTCCAATGGTGACACTTTCGAAGGGGCTCCGGCCCACCGCTCACTACATCGTCTCCGAGGCCAACGGCTATCGGTCGCGAGAACAGGCCGTGATCGCCAGCGGGAGCGGTAAGCTCGACGCCGGCGCCGTCCTTGCCCAGGTGACGGCCAGCAAGAAATACGTGCCGTTCAATCCTGCCGGCGCAGACGGTAGCCAGACCGCCGTCGCGATCCTCTACGAGGGGTGCGACGCGACTTTGGCGGATGCCCGCCGCACCGTTACTGCCCGCGACACGGAAATCCATGCGGATGTTCTCGTGTGGGGTGCAGCTGTCACAGACCTTCAGAAAACTGCCGCGCTCGCCGCTCTGGCTGCGTTGGGCATCGTCGCCCGCTAAGGAGGGGCAAAAGTCATGGCTCTTGTAGCAGACATTTTCAATCAGAACGCCTGGGGCGCGGTCGAGGTTCAGGAAGAGATCATCGAGCGCGTTGCATTCAAGCCCCAGCTGCTCGGTACGCTCAATCTTTTCTCGCCGATCTATTCGCGCTCGCGTGTGATTGGCATTGCCGATACCAACGGCGTGCTGACCTTGATCCCGACGTCGGCCAACGGCGCTCCTCCCGAAGAGCTGATCCCGAAGGGCGCGAAGATCCGGACCATGGAGGCGGTTCGCCTCGCCAAGGGTTCGACTATCTATGCGATCGAGCTGGCCGGCGTGCTCGCTCTTCCCTTCGACGAGCAGACGGTGGAAGTCGCCGATGAAGTGACCAGCCGGACGGGACAGATCAAAGACGATCTGGAGCTTACGTGGGAGCACATGCGCTTCGGCGCGGTTCAGGGCAAGGTCATCGATGCTGACGGCGCCACCGTCCTGGTGGACTGGTTCGAGTTCTGGGGGATCGACGAGCCTGAAGAAGTCAACTTCGCCCTCAATGTGGAAACGACCGACGTCCGCAAAAAGTGCCGCGACATCAAGCGTGCGATGCAGAAGGCTGCGAAGGGTGCATGGACGCCCGGCACGAAGGTCGGTGCGCTTGTCGGCGACGAATTCTTCGATCTCCTCGTCAATCACAAGCAGATCAAGGAAACGAAGCTCGGAACCGAGAAGGCGCCAACTCTCGAGAATATCGAAGGGTACTCCTCGATCGAGATCGAGGGCATCGTCTTCATCAACTATCAGGGCACCGACGATGGCACCACGATTGCCATTGGTAGCGAAAAGGCCCGGTTCTTCCCGATCGGTGCGCGCAACGCCTTCCAGGTCGGTTGGGCGCCTGCCAGCGAGTTCAAGCCGTATCTCAATAAGCGCGGTCAGGAATTCTACGGGCTCGTGCTCGAAGACAAGTCCGGCCGTGACGAATGGGACCGCGTCGAACTCTACAGCTATCCGCTGTTCATCTGCACTCGCCCGGAAATGCTTCGGAGCGCGAGAGCGAAGTAAAGCCTGCCGGCCGCTGTTCGACCACCCGGCCGGGTGGTCGAAAACCCACGGAGAGTGTAATGACGAGCAAGATTGCTACCGAAGCCGGATACTACAACGGCAAATTCCTGAAGGCCGGGATGAGTTATCCCGCCGAGGCATCTGGGCGTGATGGCGATGTCCCACGCGATATTGATCTCAGCTCCATGACCAAGGATGAGCTGATCGCCGAGGCCAAGTCGCGGGGCATCGAAGTCGACGCTTCAAAGACGAAGGCGGAGATCACTGCAGCGATTGAAGCAGGATCGCGCTGATGCCAGTCGCCGCAAACCTCTCAGAAATCCAAGATCGCTTGGTCTCCACGGTCGATCAAAAATTGGCCGAGCCGGTCAAGCTGTCCTTTCTCAAGGAGGAGCAGCCCGACCCGGAACGCCCGGCCGTCGAGATCAGCGCGGTTCTGCGGGTTGGCGGCGGCAAGGCAAGCAGCATGGCGCCCGGCGCATCTCGCGCCTGGCGCTCGAAACTGGCGGCCGGCAAAGCGGAGCTTCATATCGATCGCTCACGCTATGACGGCCCTGCAGTCAAAACTGGCGATCGTGTTCGCGCTTTAGCGCGGCGCGGGCAGCCCTGGTTTGAGGTTCTGCGGGTCGACGATCGCGGCGACACCCGACTTGTTCTGGAGCTTGGCGAGAAATGAGCCTGACACGAATTGCACTGCGCATCGCGGCGGTCGAAGCGATCAAGGGTAAGACCCTTGTTCGTGGCAATGTTCTCGATACACCGAATGGCGCGCTGGATATTCAGGCGGATGGCACCCTTCGCACGGCGGAAGACAAGCCTTTCATCGCCGTCTTTACCGATCAGGGTAAGGTGGAAAGGGTCAACGGTCGCTCACTGATCGAGAATGGACTTTGCGACATCATCTTCGAAATGGGCATTTCCTCGGCGATGCTTGAAACGGATGAGAATTCAGGCGCTTCCATGCTGGTTGGGGTCGGAATCCCGGCTTCTGACGGGAATCAGGAATTCTTTCTCGACGTTGTCCAGCGTCAGATAGGTGACGCGCTCGCTGATCCTAATAATCGGTGGGCGGAAATCTGGCGCGGGCTGCACTACCGTATCGCCAAAATCGAATTTGCCGGCGCCCGCAACGCTGAGGACGGCCAGCGCCTGGCCGGGCATCAAATGCGGCTTACCGTGGAGCTGGCCGACGATCCCGTGGCGCGCGAGCCTCTTGATCCTCAGACTCCATTCATGCAGTTCCTGACTGCCTTGGAAGGCCATGGCGATCGCTCTTATGCCGAGCAGGCTGCTTTCATGCGAGCGCTGATCAATGGTTCCAGCGAGGACTGGGAACAGCTGCAGCGGCGGCGCGGCATGACGGCCGCCGAGCTGCTTGCGCTTGGTCAGGGGCCTCTTGCGGCTGACGCCGAACGTGCGACGCCTCCGATGACGAGTGCGACGCTCGATGTCGAAAACTTCAATTCCGTGACGGTGACCGGCTCATGATCTCCGATTTCGTTGCGATGCGCCTTGATATCGAGATGCTGAAAACCGCCTTCGGAAACTCCCTGAAGGTGGGGCCGGTCGAGGTCATCGACGCGAAAAAGGGATATCGGCTGCGCCTCGGCGGTACAGACGACGAGCCGTTTCTTTCGCCTTGGTATCCGCATCCGGAGACGGGCAAAACGTCCATCCCTCTTAAAAAGGGGCAGGTCGTTGGCGTCGTGAATCCGAGCGGAGATCCCCGGCAAGGGTTGATGTTCCGCGGTGGCTACTCTGACGATAACCCGAGCCCGAACGACAATATGGGTGCCAACGTCTTCGAGGACGCCGGCGTCCGCGTTTCAGTCGCTGAGGGGGCGCTTACGATCGAGGCGGGCGGTGTCACCTTTCGCTTCAGTGGAGACGGCTTCGAGCAGGCCGGCGGAAAGCAAACGCATAACGGCCATGACGTTGGCTCCACCCACGTGCATGGTGGCGTCGTGCGCGGCGGGGAATACACGAGCGTGCCGTCTAACTAACAGGAGAACGATCATGAAGAAGGCAACCAGCTCGCCGGCAAAGGTCGGCGAGACGACGACGGCTGCACCTGAAAACGGCGCGGTCGAATACCGCATCAAGCCGGGCGTCCCGTGGATCAACGGAAAGCGCGTCAAAGACCAGCAAACCGTTACCTTGAATGCGCAGGAGGCGGCCTATGATCTCGGCCTCGGTCGCATTTCGCCTGCAGCGCAGCCAGTGCCGGACGATTGGCCGGCTCCCGCGATCGGCGCCGGTGCTGACGATGGCCGGGATTGATCGGCGCACGGGCGCAATTATCGACGATCTTTCGTCTTCCCTGCAGGCGGCGGTTTTCATTCTCTCGACCCGCATTTCTTCCGTCGTTCTGCTTCGCGAGTTCGGCGGTGGGGTGATCGAGCTTCTCGGCCGGAGCATGACGCCATCTTTGTTTGCCGCCTGGCAGCAGCTTATCGCTACGGCGATCGATCTTTGGGAGCCGCGCCTTTCTGTTCGGCGCGTCGTCCCGACAGGCTCCGTCGACGAGATCCGGACGGGCAAAGCGGGGCTGCTCATCGAGGCCGATTTCCGGCCTCGTGGTCACCTCGGCGATTACACGGTCGAGCGCGTGGTCGGCTTCACTCTCAGTTTTGGCGGCGGCATCAGGGCGGTAGCATCATGACATCCACGTATGCTCCTACGGCGATCGACCTTTCGCGCCTTCCCGCGCCGCAGGCTATCGAGCCTCTTTCAACGCCGACGCTGCTGCAGGCCTATATCGACCGCTTTCTTGCGTTCTGGGCCGAGCAGCGGATCGTCGATCCGACGCTTCCTGCTTTCGACGAGCAGCGATTGCAGACGAACCCGGCGATCGTCGTCGGCCGTGCGTGGACCTACTTGCGCCTTCTCGATCGCCAGCGGGTTAATGATGGCCTGCGGGCGCTGCTGGCGCCGCTCTCGACGGGAAGCAATCTCGACGCGCTTGTCGCCGGCCGCAACATCCAGCGGCTTGTGATCGCGCCGGCCACTGCCGACGAGCCTGCTATTCTGGAAAGTGATGAGGCACTGCTTCGCCGCTATCTGCTTTCCTTCGATGTCCCTTCCGCAGGTTCGGCCGGTCGGTATCTGTTCGACGCATGGTCCGCTTGGCCGCAGTCCGAAGATCGGGCGCTGGGCCTGTGGGACGCTCGTATCAATGGCCGTGCCGTTCACGGGCGGCGTGGCGATACCGACGTCGTCATCATCGGCCCGTTTGGTCGCCTCGCCTCGGATGCGGAAATCTCAGCGGTTCGAGCTGCGGTGACCGATCCGAACCGCGCTCCGGAAGCTGTGGCGATTTCCGTCATGCATGCGACCCGTCTGGAGTATGCGGTTTCGCTTGTGCTGGAAGTTCCGGGCGTCGGTCCCTCTGCGGAAACTATCCGAACGGAAGCGGAGGCGCGCGTCACCAAGGCGGCGACCGACCGCATCATGATCGGAGGCGAAATTCCCGAAGGGCTTCTTGCCGGCGCTGCTTATGGGCCGGGCGTTATCCGGGTTCGTGATCTGTCGCCGGTCGTCATCGAGCCTCAGCCTTACACGGTTCCGGTCATGGCCGGCTTGTCGATCACAGTCGAGGTCCGCCCATGACGAACGCTCGCGTGATTTTGGCTGAAGGCACGGGCCCTCTGGAATGGGCTATGGCCGCCGGTGCGTCCGATGATCTACCGGTTCCCTATGCCCAGATCATGAACCCCTATGAGACACCGCTTGCCTTCCTCCCATGGCTTGCGGCCCACCATTCGGTCGATCTGTGGTTCGACGACTGGTCGGAGGCGCGCAAGCGGGAGATGATCGCGCAGTCGGCCGGCCTGTCTGCGGTCTATCCCGCGTCGCCTCTGGCTGCCTTGAAGGGAACGCTGGCTGGGCTGAAACGGTATCTGGCCTTTGTCGACGCGGAGATCGTCGACCGCATTGCTCATCCCGCCCGTTTCACCTTTGGCCGAGCGATCCTCGGGCGGGCGCCTGTCCATCATCGCAGCTTCGTTGCTCACTACCTGGTGCGGGTGTCCCTTGAGGCACCGGCCAACCGTTTCCAGATCGGTCGCTCGGCATTCGGCCGCGCTGCTCTTCGGCCCGTCGATCTTGAGCCGCTGCGCCGGGTGAAGCGGGCGATGACGATCGCGAAGATCCCGGAAACTCAATATTCGGTCACGTTCGCCTGGCGCCGACCGATCACTGTTCAAGACGGAATACCGATCGACGGCAGTCATATCGTCGGCGGGTGGAGAGACCGACTGCGTCTCGATTAAGGAGCTATCATGAACCGCGTGTCATTCGCCGACGCCGAGATCGCTGATCACGGCGACTTCGAGAATATCGGCCGTTACGCTCAAGACGCCACAGACGGGATCTGGCTCGATGCCATCGGCTATCCCGCTCATTGGGCGGCTTTTACCGTCACTCAGAAATCAGCGCAGGAGGTCACCGTTTCGGCGGGCCGCTATGTCGCCGGCGAGATTGTCTATGAGCACGCCGAGCCGACAAACCTGAACCTGCAGCTGCAGATCCCCGCCGCTGCCTCCGATCAGCGGTGGATTGCCATCCTGCTGCGCGGCGAAGAGGTCATCGTCAGCGAAAACCGGCCCTTCGAAACTTCCGAAGATCCGGAAACCAGCATCATCGTCCAGCGTACGACGCCGAAGACCGTCAAGCGCGTTGTCTCGCTGATCGTACAGCCCGGCGAAGCGAACCCGGTCCCGAGTAAGCCGGTGGTAGCTTCGACCGACGCCTGCATCGCCTATGTGCTGCTGACCTCCGCCGGCATCGACGTAATCGAGCCCGGTAACGACAGCCGCGTGAAAACCCTCTTTGAGATCGAGGGGCGGGTTACGGCGCTGGAAGTGGATCTGAGCGGGCTGTTCCTGCGCACAGAAACGATCGAGACCCAGATTGTAAACATCTGGGGCAAGCTTAGCGAGATCCCGCGCCCGGTCATCATCCGCCAGATGCAGCGTGATATCGGAGCGGCTCGCCTGAAGGTGGACCTTCCGGACGAGGCGCGCGCCTATGCCTTCGACCAGGGCCTTGTCATGGATCAGTGGGACAATACCCATGTGGACTGGCTGGCACGGATCGAGGAAGGCGTGCGCTTCGGCTTCGCTGCCACCTTGCAAGCCCGCCTCGAGGTGCAGGCGGAGGATGATCCGAAGATCGCCTTCCGTGGCCGGCGCATGGTGCCCGCCTTTGACGAGGTGACGCGCATCGCCAACACCTCGCTTGATGGCACGCTGAACATCTCCCAGCTGGTGCATACGGAAACGACGCTCGTCCGAAAGGAAGCGTCGCGTATCCGGATGACTTACGGCCCGACGCAATGGGCCTGCGAGAATCAGGCAGGTTGGGCCGGCCTCGGCGGCGATGCCCGTGTCGGCCAGATGCTGAACGTCGGCGGCGAAACGTTCGAAGTCGTCTATCAGGACGTCAACCATGGCCCCGGTCACCAGACCTATGGCGTTCGGCAGATCCGTTACGAGATCTATAACGAGCCATACTGGGAGTATGTGACCGAGGAAGTCGGCGTCAACGGCTCGATCTATGCGCAGACCTTCCTTGTCGCGCAGCCGATGCAGATGACCAGCGTCGATCTCGCGTTTGCCCGCGTCGGTGTGGATGGCGACGTCCATGTCTTCATCGTCGAAACCACCAATGCCGGCACACCGAAGTTCGACGCCGTTCTCGCGCAGGGCGTACTGCCGCATGCTTCCTTGTCGGTCGGCTGGAACAAATGCATCCTGCCGATCACGCTGCTGGAAAGCGGCAAGCGGTACGCGATCATGACCGTCACGACAGGGGCGCACGCGCTCCATGTCTCGGCCGCCAACAAGTACACGGGCGGGACGCAGTTCGTCACGACGGACGGCGCCTTCGCTCAAGGGTCGACGGAAACCGACTTCTGTTTCCGCGTCAACGCCGCGCGTTACCGCAGCCCGCGCACAGTCATACCGATGCAGGCGCTCAACCTCGCTGACGGGATGACGCAGATCGACATGATCTATGCCGGCTGGGTGCCTGGTGGCTGCCAGCTCGCTTGGGAAATCCGCCCTGCCGGAACCGACAAGTGGGTGGAACTCGATGACGGCGATCCGGCGACAAACCCGCTCGTGGGTCTGCCGTCTTCCGTCGAGCTGCGCATGGTGATGATGGGTACGGCTGACCTCCAGCCGATGATCCAGCTTGACGAGAAGGCGGTTTCCCGCGTCTCGCGAAACCGCGCCAACATGGTCGGGGTGAGCAAGGCGATCAATTTCGGGATCTCCACGACCTCGATCGTGACGCAGTACACGGTCGATGCGTTCGACCCGGCCCATCACGCCTTCACGCCGTCCATCATCGTGGGTGCTGCCGTGGTCGCGCCCTCGACGACGGAAGTTTCCGTCGATCCGAACAGGCCGACCCGGCGCACGTATCTTTCTACCTATACCCTCGGCGCCGCCGCCACGGCTGCGAGGATGCGGATGGCGGCCACCACAGACAATGTCGTCACGGTGCCATTCGTTCAGGACGTCTTCATCTCGGCATTGTGAGGCCAATCATGAAAGTGAACCCCGAGAAGTCTTACCAGGTGAAGTTGGCGCGCCCCGTGAAGCTGGGCGCCTTCACCTATAAGCCGCTGAACGAAATCGATATGGCCGGCAAGGTTCTTGCCGCCATCATCGAGCAGGATGGAGAGGACGCAATCGACTATGCCCGACCGCTCTAACCGCTACCAGCTTCCGTCCTGGCCGCCTACCGACTTCACGCGCGATCTGTGGAATTCCATTTTTGGAGACATCGCCGATCGTCTTACTGCGCGTGAGGATCTGGAAGCCTCCTTCGAAGCTCTTCAGGCGCAGGGCATTCAGGCGTCGCTTGATTACATTCAGGCCAACCTCGCCCCGCAGATCGCCAACCTTCAAACCTCGATCCAGCTCGCACAAGACCAGATCGACCAGATCATCATTGACGGGGTCTCGCCGAATTCGCTGAAGCTCGGCGGCCAGCTTCCCTCGTACTATGCGTCTGCGCAGGCGCTGATCGACGGCCTTGCCGGCAAGGTCTCGACCTCGCTGACGATCAACAACAAGCCCCTGGACGGCAATATCGCGCTGAAGAAGGAAGATGTCGGCCTAGGGAACGTCGACAACACAAAGGATGCAGACAAGCCTATCAGCACCGAACAGGCAAACGCACTTGCGAAGCGAGTTCGGGTTGATAATGCCCAACAGTTCACGGAACTAGAGAAAGGGCGGGCACGCGGCAATATCGGCGCTGACATCCTCGCCGGATATCGAAACAAACTCCTCAACGGAAACTTTGACATCTGGCAGCGGGCAAGCTCACAAACCATAAGCGGCTACGGAAGCGATGACCGTTGGGCCAACAACTATATCGGCGGATCGCATACGGTATCAGTTTGGCAACATCCGCTTGGTCAAACCGACGTGCCGGGCAATCCTACGTTCTTTTCAAGAACCATTGTCACCCACGCCGCCGGTGCGGGAAACTACCACATGAAGCGGCAAACCATTGAGGATGTTCGTCTCCTCAGTGGTAAGACGGTGACAATAACCTTCTATGCAAGGGCTAATGCCGCTCTTCCTATGTTTGTGGAGATGACCCAAACATTTGGAGTGGGCGGCTCACCGTCCACAGCGGTGAACATCCCGGCCGGAAAGGTTATGCTGTCAACCGCATGGCAGCGTTTTGATTTCCTTGTGACCCTTCCGAGCATCGCAGGAAAAACGATTGGCTCTAATGGTGGATCGGGAACCGCGCTCACCTTCTGGTTTGAGGCTGGAAGCGACATGAACTCTCGCTTCGACAACCTCGGCCAACGCTCCGGAACGTTCGACATCTCGCGTGTATCCGTGGTTCTTGGTGACGCCAGAAGCGAGGCCGACCCGTTCGAACCTCGCCACGTCTCTCAAGAATTGATGATGTGCCAGCGCTACTATGAAAGAGGAACGAAGCGTTTTTGGGGACCTAACCAAGCCGTGTTCCTCGGGAATAGCATTGAATTTGCTGTCACAAAGCGGGCCGCTCCGACAGTCACCCTGATTAACGCCACGCTCGGCGGCGGCATCAACTTGCGCGTCGAAGTGCCTACAATCTACAAGTTCGACTTGCTCTTCGATGCCAGCGGGACAAGCCAAACCTACTTCGAAACTAATTGGTTGGCGGAGTGCGAAATATGAACGTGATCGGTTTCACTGACGCCGGCCTGATCCGTGTCATCTTTGATGGGAGCGAAGCCGTTTCATTCGTCCCCGACGACATGGAGAACGCTGATCGGCAGAAAATCGCGGCATGGGAAGCTGCGGGGAACGTCATTCCGCCTTATGTCTCGCCTCCGCAAGTCCTCGGGCCGCTTACGGCCCGGCAACTCCGGCTCGGCCTCGTCATGAACGGTTATGCGATCGAGCAGGTCGAGGCAGCGATCGACGCGATCGAGAACCCGCAGGATCGGGCGGTCGCAAAGATCGAGTGGGAATATGCATCGACGTTCAACCGAACGCATCCACTCATAGCGCAGGTCGGTACGGTGCTCGGCCTCACGTCAGAAACGATCGACGCGATGTGGGAAGCGGCCCTGACGCTTTGAACCCGCCAGATCATTCAGATGACAACCTCTGAAATTGCCCGCCTCCGGCGGGATTTTCTTTGCCCTTTCAGCCCTTGGGCAAGGCTTACCCAACATTCATGGAGCCTATGATGTCCGATCCCGTGTTCGGCATGACCTTCTCGCGCCCTGATGACGAGCCTGTACCTGCGCTGGGTGCGGACTTCTCGAAGGGCCTCCTCATCGAGACCTCGGCGGATGCCGACAATACGGCCTTTCCGATCGGCGAGCCGATCCGAATCTCGACCGGCGACGCCGGCATGATTGCCAAGCTCGGAACCGGCCTGCTGCGCGATGCCGTCAACGGCATCAATGCCCAGCTGAACGGCCTCAATGCCGGCGCCGACGTCACGATCTATCGCGTGGCGGAAGGTGCGACGGCCGCCGAGACGGCCGCCAACATCGCGACCGCTCTTTCGCCGACCAATGTTGCCGCCATTCCCTCGGCTGTGAATGCGACGCCTCGCCTGATCTGGGCGGGTCGCGGTGCCTATCGCGCGAATATGGAGACGGCCGGGCCGGTGGCTGCCGCCCTGCATGCCGCCTGCGAACGCCTGCTGGCGGTATCCATCATCGACGTCGACGACACGTCGGCCGCCAACGCGATCGATGCGCGCGAGACCTTGAATTCCGAACGCATCATGCCGGTCGGCGTGGCGGCTCGGATCTATGAAGGCGCCAACCTGGTCACCCGGCCGATGGGCCCGCGCGTCATCGGTCTTTTTCAGCGCGTCGATTCCGAAAACAACGGCAAGCCGTTCGACCCGATCGCAAACCGGGCGCTCTATGGCATCGCCGGCCTGTCGCGGCAGATCCCGTTCTCTCTTCTCGACGGCTCGACGGAAGGCCAGCAGATGCTGGAAAGCGAAGTTTCCATCGTCGTGGCCGGCGAAAGCGGGGTTGACGGTGCGGTAGCTGACGGCGGTTTCGTGTTCATCGGCACTGACAACACCACGACCGGCGAGCTGTGGAAGCAGATCCACCAGGTGCGCGGCACGGATTACCTGACCGTGAAGATGATGGAGATCACCCGTCAGTTCCTCGGAAAGAAGGTCTCGGCCAGCCGCACCGAAGCATGGCTTAACAGCCTGAAGTTCATGCTTCGGGATCATACGGCAGACGAGGACATCCTTGGCTCCGACCTGAAATTCCGTGCCGACAAGAACAGCCCGGAAGAAATCCGTCTCGGCCACCTGACCGTCAACATCGGTATCGAGCCGGCGCCCGCCTTCAAGATCGCCCGACACGAGGTGCGCCGCTACCGCGACGCGGTCACCGGCCTGGTCAACGACATTATCGCCCGTCTCAGCACCGTCAACTAACCAAGCTCGGAAGGATTATTCCCCATGGCACAAATGCCTCTTTACCTGCTCACCGCGGTTGACGTTCGCCGGGTGTCGCAGCCGGATACGATGCGCGGCATCACGATCGCTTCGCTCACGTTGCCCGGCATCACGTTTGCAACCGGCGAGCATAATCCCGGCGGTGGCGTGATGGCGGTGAACTTCTCGCTGCCGCGCGTCGAAGCGCCCGAGCCGGCTTTTTCCGCAAAGGGCATCGACACCGATATCTTCAGTGGACTGGGCGAGGTCGACAAATGGGTGTTCGCCGGCAGTTACCTGAAGCGCGGCCCTGGTGGCGGCGCTCCGGTTGCCGGCCGCGCCATTATCGAGGGGGTCATCAACGCATGGGAGCCCGACGAGAGCGCGCCGGCGGAATTCCAGGGATGCACCCATACATTCGCGGAAGTGACGCATTACGAGTTCCACCTCGACGGGAAGGAACTGTTCTATGTCGATTTCTGGGAGCGCATCATGCGCGTCAACGGCGTTGATCGTTTTGCGAGCCATCGCCGCGCGCTGGGTGGGTGATCCGCCTCGCGGGCTTAGATCGCTATGACTAAGCCCGCCGGCAAAAGAATAACGATGGCGCCGATCAGGACCACGCTTATCTGGCGTGCGCTCATCTTCATCGCTCCTCCAATGATGCAGGCGAAAAGTATCGCAAGGAAGAGACCGATTAGCAGGTTCTGAGCGGCGACCATCCGCAAGACGATATCGGCGAGCAGCATGGACAGAAGTACAATCGTCAACCCCTTCCATGCCGGTTGCCCCCCGCTTTTTGCGCCCGCAGCGCCACCAATGCTGGCAATCCCAATCACCAGCAGCCCCAATTCAACGTCTGACATCTTCACCTCAAAAGCCCCGCCGCGAGCCGGCAATTTTTCACGTCGAAAGGAAAAACACAATGTCGGAGAAGACAACCACCGTAAAACTGCAGACGCCGATCCAGAACGGCGATCAAATGGTGAGCGAGCTTACTTTCCGCGAAGCCGAAGTCGGTGACCTCCTCGATGCCGCCAACTGCAGCACCGAAATGGAAAAGATCGTGACCGTAATGGCTGCGATCTCCGGTACTCCCCTCCCCGTTTTCCGGAAGATCAAGGCCCGCGACCTGGCAAGCATCATGAAGCAGGTCGGCAACCCGGTGGGAAACGAGATCTAGACGCCGACTGGCTGGGGATTTCGATCTACGTCGCACACTGGACGAATACGCCGCTGGACATGATCTGGCGGTGGCGCCCTGCCCGCCTGCTTCAGGCTTTCAATCGCACAAAGAAATTGTTTGAAAAGTAAGGAACGCGGCCATGACCACGCATGAAAGCCGGCTGAAAATTACCCTGCTGGATCAGGTGACCAGCCGTGCGCGCGGGATCTCCGCCGCCCTTGGCGGGATCGAGCGTCAGGCCGCGTCTTTCTACGCGCCGTTCCGCTCGCTCGGCGGGCAGCTGCTTGCATTCGGCGGTGCATATCTGGGTGTGTCGGAAGGCATCAAGAGCACCGCCGGCGCTGCGATCCAATTCGAAAGCGCTTTCGCCGACGTCCGCAAGGTCGTCGATGCGAATGAAGAGCAGTTCGAGAACCTGCGCCGGACAATTCGCCAGATGTCGACCGAGCTGCCGATCGCGGCCAATGACATCGCTGCGCTGTTTGCCGCAGCCGGCGAATCCGGAGTGGCGACGTCGGATCTCAAGGCTTTCTCCGAGATGGCGGCCCGCGTCGGTATCGCGTTCGATATGTCGGCCGGCGAGGCCGGCGAAAGCCTCGCGAAGCTCAAGACCCAGCTTGGTCTTTCGGTTGCCGAGACCGGTGACATGGCGGATGCCATCAATCACCTGTCGAACAACATGGCTTCCAAAGCGAAGGATATCACGCGCTACATGCTGCGCGTCGGCGCCCTCGCCGAAATGGGCGGCTTCACCAAGGAACAGATTGCCGGTATCGGCAGTGCCATGATTGCCGCCGGCGCCGAGGCCGAAGTTGCGGGCACGGCCATGCAGAACGTCGTCAAGGCGCTCACCCGTGGCGCGTCCGCGAAGAAAGGACAGAAAGAGGTTGCCGCCGCACTCGGCCTTAACCTTCCGCAGATCGCAAAGGAGATGCAGAAGGATGCGCCGAAGGCGATGAAGAAGGTCCTGCAGGCGATTGCGAAAGCGCCGAAGGATCGGCATATCGCCCTCCTCTCCGACTTCTTTGGCGACGAGGCAAAGGCATTCGCGCCGCTGATCGGAAATATGGGGCTGCTTGAACAGGCGCTCGACAGTGTCGGCGACAAGACGAAATATTCCGGTTCCGCGTTCAACGAGTATATCGAGCGCTCGAATACGACCGCCAACGCGCTGCAGCTGCTCGGCAACAAGGTTTCCAACGTCTTCTGGGCGATGGGCGACCAGATGTTGCCGACGATCAAGGAAGCTGCCGCAGGTATAGGCTACGTCCTCGACACGCTCGGCGAGCGCGTTTCAATCTTCGACCAGATCGAAGTCGGGATGAAGGGCTTCGCGCAGGGCCTCGGATATAGCGGCATCCGTGAAATCGTCGAGGATCTCGGTGACCTCTTTGCTGGCAAGATCGACCCGAATGCCGGCGACCAGCTCGGCCGGATCTTCATGCAGGCGAAGGAATGGGGGGCTTCGATCCGCGAACTCAATGCCGCGTTGAAGGAGAACCCGATTGCGCAGTTCTTCGCCGAGATCGCTCCTTATGGTTTGCAGATAATGCTGTGGGGTGCCGGCATAGCCTTCCTCGCGGGCACAGTCCGGAAGCTTGCATCGGCGTTGATGCTTCTCAGCGGCGCCTCCGCGATCATAGGTGCCCTCAAGACGGTTGGAACGATCGCGGACGTCATGTCTGGCGGTACCATGCCAAAGGGCGGAGGGACTAAAACATCAGCTAAGTCGGGTGTGCCGGCTGCGGAAACCGGTCTTTTGGCCAGCTTGGCTCAGTGGGGGCGCTGGGCAAAAGGTGCTTTCGTAGCTGGTGCTCCCGGTCTCATGTCGGGTGCGATGTCTGTTACTCCCGGCGACACCTTTGAAGACCAGGTGCGCCTGCAGAAGCAGTACAGGGAAGACCTTCGCCGCATCCTCGGCCTCAACCAGGATGAAAAGGGAGTCTCCGGCTGGGATCGGTTCTGGTGGGGCAAGTCGGCGGAGCCTGATTTCAACGCTCGCGATCACTTCGGCATCCAGACAAATCCCACCGCGCCGCCCGCCAGTGGAGCGCCGGCGGGCGACATCGATGCTTTGGGTGCGGCCAAGCCTATCAGCCTCGATGCCGCAAGCATCGACGCCATAGCCCAGCCGCGTGGCACGCAGGACGTCAACGTCACCAATCCGCGCCCTGCTCCCAACGTCAATATGACCCTCATCTTTCATAATCACGGGGTCACCAACCCCGAGGAGCTGGCGAATCGGGTGTCGGGTATAGTCGGCCAGCAGCTTCGTGAAGAGGTCACCGGCGTCTATGCGGACACCGGATATGGAGTTGCCTGATGTTGTATCTGATTGGAGCGCTAAAACTCGACACGCGTCCCTTCAGCGTGGACGAGGTCCAGCGGACGATGTCGGCCGATTTCGCCGACAAGCCTATCGTGGGCGGCATGATCGCCCGCGAATTCATGGGTGAAGGTAGTGACAAGCTGATCCTTTCCGGCCAGCTGCTGCCCTTCAAGACTGGTGGCCTGACGGAACTGGAGCTGGTGAAGAGCATGATGCTCGCCGGACTCTCGCAACCGGTTCAACGCGGCGATGGTACGCGCGTCGGCTGGTTTACGATCGACAAGGTTTCAGAGGGGCACAAGGAATTGATGCGCGACGGGGTCGGCTTCTTCATCAGGCATTCCATCGAACTGACGAAGAGCAGCCCCGAGCGTTCCTCCACCTCCGTCATCAATTCGATACTCTCCCTATTCGGGCTCATGGAGTAGACGATGCCACAAACCTTCAAGATCCGCCGCGAAGGAATGACGGTCGAGCTGTTGCTTCACCAGGCATACGGCGTGGAGGGGCGCTCCCTCCTCGAGGAAACGCTTGAGAAGAATCCCGGCCTTTCCAGCCTCGGGCCTTTCCTGCCGCTCGGTACGGTGCTTACCATCCCCGATAAGCCGGCCGCTGATGCCTTCGTCTTCAAGCCCGTCGTCTCTCTCTTCGGAAACTGAACATGCCTTGGACAGTGGATTGGAAAGTCTTCGTCGACGGCGAGGACATGACTTCGGCTATGCGGCCATTCCTGTTGAAGATCTCGATCTCCGACAAGGACGGTTCGGCCAGCGATACCTGCAGTCTCGAATTCGACGACAGCAACGGGCAAATCAAGATGCCGGCGGAAGGGGTGAGCGTGCAGGTATTCCTGCAGGGTGTTTCTGCCTTCACCGGCAAGGTCGATAGTGTCCGCTCTCGTGGGGCTCGCGGAAGCGGCCGAACGCTATCGGTCGGCGCCAAGGGGTTCGATGCAAAGGGAAAGGCGAAGGAGCCGCAGTCGCATCATATGGATGACGCGACACTTCAGCAGTTCCTCGACAAGGCGGCGAAGAATGCCGGGTTGAAGGGCATCACCATCGATCCAGACTTTGCCAGCATTTCGCGGGATTATTGGTCGGCCGGTTCGGAAAGCTTCCTGCATCTCGGCCAGAAGCTCGCCCGCGAACTGGGCGGCACCTTCAAGATCCGCGGTGACCAGGCGGTGCTTGCAAAGCGAGGGCAAGGATTGTCTGCCACCGGCCAACCCATGCCGACCGTAGTCGGCATTGCTCCGGCTCCCGGCGAAACTATTGGCAATGTCATTAATTGGGACATCGCCCCGCTCAACGGTCGGGGAAAGTTCTCCAAGTCGAAGGCTCGCTATTTCGATCGCAAGTCAGCGAGCTTCAAGGAAATCGAGGTGGAGACGGGAATTGAAGCCGATGCCACGGATGAGGTTCGCACGACAGTAGCGGACGAGGGGCAGGCGAAGGCGATTGCAGAAGGGCGCAAGTCTGAAAGCGAGCGCGAAGGTGGGAAGGGAAACGTCACCCTCGACCTCGAAGTGACAGCGCAGGCCGAAGGAACGTTCGTTCTGAAAGGTGCGCGGCCCGGTATCGACGGCTCCTACCGCATTGTCAGCGTGACGCATCAGGCCGACCGATCGGGCGGATCGACGACAGCGCTGGAGCTGAAACAGCCGTCGAGCGGTGCGGGCAAGGATGATCGCAAGTCCGGCGAGGGCCGGTCGGGTTCGACCTCGGCCGCCGAGGGTTCTACCTCGGGCGGCGGGGATGCTTCCAACGGTACAGCGCCTACGGCTCCGGCCGGCAATCGCACCTTTGAGGAATATAACCGCCGCTACGGGCGCACCGACGAGAACTAGAGGTTGGCCGGGAGTCTCCTCCCGGCCATTGAGCCCCCGGCTTCGGGTGGTCGCAGCCCTGCGGCTGCAACGGCGGGCGTTGATTGCCGTCTCTTCCCGCCTGGCAATCCGGTAGGATCATCGCCACACCCAAGGCCCTTTCGGGCGGCAGGGGTTTGGCAGAAAATTCGGTCCTTCACAATGCAAGACTTTTTCCAGTTCACGGCCGTCCGGCCCGTGTCCCCACCCGCTGCTTACCTGGGTGGGAAGAAACAGCTTTCACAGCGGGTGGCCTCCCTATTGGAGCAGATCCCGCACAATCTGTATGCCGAGCCATTTATCGGTATGGGCGGTGTTTTCTTCCGCCGCTCTCTCGTTCCGAAAAGCGAGGTGATCAACGATCGGTCTGGCGACGTCGCCACGCTCTTCCGGATATTGCAACGGCACTACCCGCAATTCATGGAAGTCATGAAGTTCCAGCTCACTTCAAGGCGAGAGTTCGAGCGTCTCGCTGCAACCGATCCCTCCACCCTTACCGATCTGGAGCGGGCTGCAAGATTTCTCTACCTGCAGCGTCTCTCATTCGGCGGCAAGATCGTGGGTCGTAGTTTCGGGGTGGATACGACCGGGCCGGCCCGGTTCAATCTCGGCCGCCTTGGCATCATCCTTGAGGAAGTCCACGAAAGGCTTTCCGGGGTGGTGATAGAAAACCTTGACTGGTCTGACTTCGTCGACCGCTACGACAGGACGGAAACCCTCTTCTATCTCGACCCTCCCTATTACGGGAACGAGGGCGATTATGGAAAGGATGCGTTTTCTCGCTCGACCTTCACCGTCATGGCCGAGCGCCTGGCGAGGATCAAAGGGCGATTCATGATTTCGCTCAATGACTGCGCCGGCGTGCGCGAGGTGTTTTCGGCCTTCCCGATGATCTCCGTCAATCTCACCTATACGGTTCGCGGTGGCGTCGGCAAAGACGTCGGTGAGGTCATCATCCTCGACGGCAAAGACCCTATGCCCCCTAACCTACCGCTGCGGTAGATCTTCAATCACCCTTCCGACATCGCGGCGGCTCCATTGCCGGAGCTGACCGCAATCCCGGCGCCAGTTCGCGCCTCCCCTCCCCTCAACATTTGGAGAAAATCATGATCACTGCCGCACAGGTGCGCGCGGCCGCTAAGGTGCGCGTCGTTGAAAGCAATCTCAGCTCTGTCCTGATCGCGCTCCAGCGCTTCGGGCCGGCCGTTGGCCTCAACCTTCCGCATCGCGAGGTGCCCTATCTGGCGCAGCTCATGCACGAGAGTGGCAGCTTCCGTTTCGATCGGGAAATCTGGGGCCCGACGCCGGCGCAGGAGCGGTACGACACGCGCGCCGACCTTGGCAACACGCCGCAGAAGGATGGCGACGGCAAGAAGTTCATGGGGCGCACCGGAGGGCAGATTACCGGCCGGGCAAATTACGCCGCCTTCCGCGACTGGTGCGCCGAGAAGGGCATGAACCCTCCGGATTTCGTCAAGAACCCGGAACTGCTCAATACCGACCCCTGGGAGGGGTTGGGGCCAATCTGGTATTGGGATGTCGGCAATCCCGATCGCAAGTCGCTCAATCGCTATGCCGACCGCAACGACCAGGAGATGATAACGAGGCGGTGGAACGGCGGCCTGAACGGCTATCCGGACCGGCTCGACTATTACACCCGCCTCGGGCTCGTATATCTCGGTTATAAAGCGACGGAAATTCTAGCTTTCCAGAAAGCCGCAAAGGCGGCCGGGAAATATCGCGGCAACCTCGACGGGTTGGACGGGCCGCAGACGCGCGCAGCGATCCACCTCATGCTCGCGGATCTCGCGCCCAAGGCGATCGGCCCCGCGATTGTGTCGCCTGCTCCGGTGACGGAGGAGAAGCCCGTTCCCGTTCCAGTCACGCCGCCAAGCCTCGATGCCCCCTGGTGGAAGTCGAAGGAAGTGCTTGTGCCGGCCGTGACGGGTACGGGTTTGTCCAGCGCTCTTTCCGCGATCGGCGGGATGCCCTGGCAAAACCTGTTACTGGTCCTGCTCGCCGTGGCCGGGATTTCCGGATTCCTCTACTGGCGCAAGAGCGCCGACAGGAAGGCCGTGGCGAAGACGGTGGAGGGAATGGCGTGATGGGCCTCCTCGACTGGATGAAGCTTGGTGCCGGCGCGATCGTCGGCGGCGCCCTCATGGCCGCTCCTGCCTATTTCTACGGCCGGCAGGAAGCGGCCGAGGCCGCCAAAATCGAGGCGGCCAAGAATGCACTCAATCGCATCGAGAAACTGGAGAAGAACAATGCGAATTTCCGCAGGCTTTCGGATCGCGATCGTTGTCTTGTCTTCATGCGTGACAGCGGCTTGCCAGAGCGGGAGTGTGAGTGACGGCGCGGGTTATCAGATCGTAAGGTTTTCCGATCCGGCCGCTGCGCGCCTTGCCTCGCAAGATGCCACTGCCGGGCCGGCCATCCATACCAATAACGAGCAGTGCCGGCGCGATCCGGCATGCCGAAAATAGCTTTCACCCACTGACGAAAAGGCCGGCCATGCCCGACAAATACAATTCGCTCATTGAGCTGCTGAACGCCTGGATGGGCGGAGCGGCGACGACAATACTTGCCGCCATGGTCGGCCGCGCCATGTGGCACGGCAACGAGGCGCGCAAGGGGCATCGGAAATTCTTCGGCATAGAGCTGCTATGGGAGTTTCCGGTTGCTCTCGGCATGGCGCTGGTCGGTGAAAGTGCGGCGTCCTACTTCGATCTCGGGCAGCCGGTTTCCACGGGGCTGATCGCCGCCCTCGCCTATCTGGGGCCTCGGGGCATGGAGGTGCTTTTGCAGAAATGGATTGCGCGCAAGTCGGCGTAATCAGCGCCTGCGCCGCTTGCCAAAGCGCGTGTTGACCGGTTTGCCCTCCGGAACGTCGCGCTGCCATATCCGGGTGCTGATATCCGCTTCGGTTGCGGCGGCTAGAAAAGCTTCCCGTGCACGATCGGGATCTTGCTTGCCTTCCAAAACTGCAAGGCAGGCCTGTTTTGCCGTACTGTAGGCGGTGCCTCTTTTTGTCGGCCATTCGTAAAGCAGGACACGGGCCGCCTCCTCTGTGTCGCTGATAACCTTATAGGCGCCGATCTTTCCCAGCTCGGCTTCGATCGGTTTACTCCATACGCCTTGCATCGGACGAACTCCGCACGTCGAGCATTTCAACCGGGATCAATGGGAATCGTTCCCGATTGCCTGTTTAAGAACTAAAAAAGCCGCTCCGGAAACGGGGCGGCTTTTTTGGTTTCTGGTCTTGATAAAGGGGCCTTTGGCTTCCCTTCTCAAATCTCTCCGTGCGGAAGGCGGTTACGCCATTTCCAGTGTGGGAACTGCGCTCAGATCAATGCTGTTTTCGGCATGCCATGCGTCATATGCGGCCTGCATACGCAGCCATACCGTTGCGCCGTCACCAAAAAGCTTTCCCAGGCGCGCTGCCACATTCGCGGAGACGGGCTTCCTTTCGGCCAAAATATCATGCAACTGCTGTCGAGAAATCCCGAGCATGCTGGCAATTTCAATCTTGCTCTTACCGGTCTCCGGTATAATGTCATTGAGTAACGCGCCCGGATGAGACGGGCACCTCTTGAGGGGCCTTGCTACATCGTAAGCCATTCTCTTCTCCATAGTCATCTTTCTAGGAACTGCTGCCTCGGCAGTTACCAGCGCCAGCCGTCTAAGCTGGCGCTGGATTTGTTAGTGGTATTGCTCCAGATCAACTTGGGATGCTTCGCCATTTTCAAATTCAAACGTGATGCACCATGGGCCATTGATATGGATTGTGTACCGCGTCGGATCGAAGCCCTTCAATGGGTGAAAGTTAAACCCCGGCAGCTTTAGATCGCTTAAGTTGGTCGCCTGTTCTAGGCGGTCCAATCGAACCAAAATCCGCTTTTGAAGATCTTCCCGAACCTTGCTTGATTTTCCTGTTTCAAAAAGCTCTTTGAGCGCTTTGCTCTTAAATGTCTTAATCATGTCATTCCTACGTTTCCATGCGCTGCCCATTGGCTGTTAACAATGGCGAGAATGTAAGCAAGTTGCTTACGATTGTCAATAGCATCGTAAGCGGATTGCTTACAGCGCGTCAGGGTATCGGAATGGTTCTTTGAGACTACCAGTCCCGATTATCCTCATACCTGCTGTTGCTCAGGCTGTGCGCGCTGCCAGCCTGGCCGGGATTTTCAGGATCAGCTTGCGATAAAGTGAGCCGTCGCTTGGCGACATCGAATTTCCTCGTCAAAGCTCGGGCGATGTCGCCGGCCGCCTCATGCCGGGCAATGTCCCATTCGGCTCTATCCGTCCACCGTTTCGCGTCGTCATCATCGATATCGAAGAGTGCGGTAAAAACGGTCAGATAGACATCGTGCCGGCCGGCCGGCTCTCTGTTTCCGAAGTCCCAGTGAAAGGAGAATGGACCGAACGTTCCCCGCTCCATGAGCTGGCGAGCAATTGCATGGATATCGCCGGCATGCCGCCGGCGCGACCGACCAGTGCCGGCGAATGCATTGATACTGGGTTTTGATAAGCAACCTATCTGCACGGCAATGGCAGACTTGAGTTCTCGGGTGATATCATCCATGGCGGCGACCTTATGTTTTCATCAAGCGCCGCCGCAAAGCGCGTTCTTTAAATGTTCTTATTTTAGCGCTCTGTCAAGCGTTCCTTGGCAGGAACCACAATCGCGCACCCCTGCCCTTCAATAGGAAAGGCCGCTCCGAAGATCGGGGCGGCTTTATACTTCCATGGACGGGATTTCTCCTGCCGACATAAGCTCTTGTATCTTGACGGTATTCGCCTCAGTTAGAAACCGAAAACAGACTTTGGTTTCAGTACCTACGGCGGCAGATTACAGGTAGGGCATTCTCGCATGCAATGCGTCAATTTGCGTTAACGCATATGCGTCAAGGAACGCCGGCCTTATCCATCAGCTCTTTCAGTGCCTCGGGATAGCTTAGCCGGTTTTGCATCGCCCATGATACGAACCGGTTATAAGTCGATATCGGCGGGCGAATATTCAGGTTGGCGGAGGGCTCCGCCTCCTTCCTGCGGACGATCTTTTGCACCGGTTCCCGCGAAACGAAGCCATGCTTCTCCGCGACCTCGTCTATCTTGCGATCGGGTACGACGGTTTCCGGCTCGGTATCCGGTTTGATGCTGGCGAGGCGATCGAAGCCCAAATTTTTCCCGCTCATTCTGCAGCCTCCTTCTCAATGACGATGTCTACCAGCTCTTCCGTCAGCCGGAGAGCATTGTCGCGCGCCTGCGGCAGCCCGTTCACCTCGGCCGGGTCCAGCTCCTGAAGGTCGAGCTGATGGAAGAACATGCTTTTAAACGCGGCCCGCTCGTTCAGATGCGACTTGAACTGCGGGATGCTGCCGGCCTGAAGCTGTTTGATAATGGCCTTTTCCAGCTTCGTCGGGATCTGCGGTGACGTGCGGGTGAACAGGACGCGGAACGGAATTGTCTTGTCGAAGGCATCCCCCTCGTCCTTGATCAGGTGGATCGCTCGCGCTGCAAGCTCCGCGTCCGTGGGGCTCGCCTGGATAGGGATTATGACCAGGTGCGCGCGGAACAAAGCGCGGGACATCAGGCGGCTTGCGGTTCCTTCAAGGTCGACGAATACGAACTGGCGGAGCCGGCGGTGTTCGTCGAGCTTTTGCTTAAAACTCTCCTCATCGGTGGCGCTGTCGACGATGACTGGATTTTGCGACCCCCCTGCCCTCCATCCTGCTATCGGCTGGTTGCGGTCGCAGTCCAGAATGGTGACGCTCGCGCCCTGGCGGGCAAGCGTGGTGGCGAGGACGAGCGTCGTTGTCGACTTGCCCGCTCCGCCCTTCGGGTTGGCAACGGCGATCACTGGCATCGGGGAGCCTTTCTTTTGGTGGACGATGAGGCGTCATGATCAACGATAATGCTTGCCCATACGTTAACATTCTACATGATGGACGCAAATGCGTTATCGCGCTTCATCCCGCATTATACTGCACTTACGTTGACGTGCGTTAATCATGACGCAGATGCGTCAATAATGGAATTGGCGATTTCGGCAGGCTCTCTTTCAAGAGCCCATGCAACATTCGCAAAAGGTCGCAAGGCTAGACCTTTTTAAGAAACCTATCTCGGTGTGCCCGCCGCGCGGCCGCGTTAGCGGACGCTGTAAGCGGCGACCGCTCATTCTTCTCTCTTACTAAGGAATCTAGATGGGGATTCAGTCTGTCTGGCGGACTCGCGTTGCTTAATGAAAGAACCAAGCCGGGCGAGGGCTTGTCCTAACCGGTTATCGCCAACGTCAAAGAGTGCCAGCTGATCCAGCGCTAAGCCTTTACGGTGTTCCTCGATAACGGCTACACGCTCCATATCGGCTTGTTCGCGATCCTCGGGGAGGGGAGGGGCTTCGCCATAGCGGCCCAGGCATGCGGCAGCCCTCGGGGGCAGGGCGAGGCGATAAGCATTGCTGGTCTGCTTGACCTGCGGGCCCTTGCCTTCATTCTCTGTCGGCACATAGCGACGCAGCCAGTCAATGAAGCCATGCTGGCGCAACGCTTTCAGCCCACGCACGATCGCATCACGGGAGCGGCGCAGTTTAGCCATCATCGTATCAAGCGATGGCTCAAGGCGGCCGGTCCTGAAGTCGATCAGGTTTGCAAGATACTCAAGGATCTCGATACCGACAGCACCAAGCGGGCCATTGCGGCAACCGTGCTGCTTATTGGCGATCTCATACTTGCGTGCGGCGAGTACGATGCGCCTGGCATCCTGACGCGTCGTGCGGCGCCAGAACACTCCCTCGCAGTGACCCGCAAGCCGCGAGTTGCGGTGGACCGGCGTGCGCGCACGCCTACCCTTCGCCGGCACGATCGCCAGCGCGGCACCCATCTGCTTGAACATGCTTCCCGTCCTTCCACTTTGGGAAGGGCATGGACTCAGGGCAAAGAATCTGCATTCCCGCGAGTCGTGACTCTTGCAGGTTTTAATTCTGTGGACTATGTTGAGCGTGTTCTTGGGCGCTCACCATAGTTGCCTATCATCCAAAAAGCCCTGCCTCGCCAAAGGCGGGGCTTTTACTTTATGCCCTTATCGGTTCACTCTGAGACCTCGTGTTTCCTAAAACTGCCGGCAGCAGCGGCGCGCCGCCCCGCTCGGCCTTGAGTGCGTCGTAAAGTGCGGACTTCCCGACTTTAAGGCGGCCGGCGGCCTCCTTCACGTTCAGTCCACTCTTGATCAACTCTTTCGCGCGCTTCAGCTTTTCCGCATCCACTACCGGCTTGCGGCCGCCTTTGCGTCCCTTAGCGCTCGCCGCCATCAGGCCGGCGCGGGTGCGCTCGCTGATGAGGTCGCGTTCGAACTGGGCGAATGCTCCAAACAGATGGAAGAACAGCCGACCGTTTGGTGTGGTCGTGTCGATTTCCTCTGTGAGCGACTTAAAGCCGACCTTCTTCTTCTCCAGCTCGACGACGAGGTCCACCAGGTGTTTCAGCGATCGGCCGGCGCGATCGAGTTTCCAGACAACGAAAGTGTCTCCGTCTCGCAGGAAGCGCATCGCCTCGGTCAATCCCGGCCGGTCGGCCTTCGCGCCGGAAGCAACGTCCGAAAAAATCTTGTCACAGCCAGCCCTGGTAAGGGCGTCACGCTGTAGGGTGGTGTCCTGGTCATCAGTTGAAACTCTGACGTAGCCGATCAAAGCCATGGCGCAAGAATCATCCGTTATTTCGATAACTTTGGAATGTTTCCGATTTCCCATTGATTCGCAACTATGGTGGAAGCATTCGGCGCCGGCTGACAAACGACCGTTTTCCGGACGCTCCATTATGCCGCTTCTCTGGGAGGCTGCCAGCGGATCAACACGCCTTCGAAGTTGCCGCCTTCCGGATGATTGAGCGACCAGAACATCCCCATATTGTGCCGGGCGAAGATGCTGTCCAAGCCGCCGGCGCCGAGCAGCTGCTCGGGTGCGAACCCATCGGCGCGTGCAAAGGCCTCGATCTCGTCGGCCGAAAGCCGGACGCCGTTGATCTCGATCCCCGAGATCTCGACCCGCCGGCGCTCGATGATGATCCGGTCGACGCCGACGCAAGGCGCATCCGGTATGATCCTGCGGCAATGACGGGTGCGCATGCCCTGGTAGAGCTGCAGCATTTCGCCCGGCCGGGCG